ATGTTTGCATCTATTCTCTCTGCAATTCTTTCTTCACTCATTTCCATAGTGATATACAATACATTCTTATTCTGCATCAAAGAACTTGACGCCATATGACACATGAATAATGATTTACCAACACCTGTTCCTGCAAGACATATGTTTAATGTCTTATTTGGCAGACCACCTTTTGTAATCTTATTAAAGTATTCTAAATCAAAAGGTAATTTCTCTTCTTCATGCGTATAGAAATCATGTCTTTGTTCTGCATCTTCGAGTTGGTCATGACCAATGTGTTGGTCAAAAGACACGGAAAGGGCATCCTTTAATAACTCTGGTATTTCGCCGGTCGACCTTTGAGATTTTTTATCTAAGACTTCAATAGAATCCATAACTGCAATATAGATTGCTCTATCTTTGCACCAAGATTCTGTTTCATCAATAAGCCATTCTATAGGTGTTTCATCTTTAGGCATCGAGCCCAACAACTCTTTGGATCCTTTGACTACATTCTCTGACTCAGAGGTGATGTTGTCTAGGTTAATGAGAAGTGCTTCGAGTGTTGGGCTCTTAGTATACTTATCGAAATAATGTGTAATTTCTTTGTATACCAATTGCTCTGATGAATCGGCAAAATACTCAGGTTTTAGGAAAGGAATTACTTTCCGTGAAAACTCGTCATTCTGTATCAGATTCTTGAGTATCGTCTGTTCTATTCTCGTTGTTTCCATATTTAAAATATTGATTTGCTACCTTTTCAAGTTTTTCCATTACTTCATCTGTGAAGTATTTCTCTGGATTATTATTAATCGTTTTACCAAACTCTGTTTTTCCATTTGGTAGTTTGACTCTGGTTGAAGATTTTTCAAAAACTCCACTTGCAAGTGCAAGGTCTAGTAGACCATAATATCTATCTAGTCCTTTATCATATGTCAATCTGACATCGACCATTCTGTTCTCAACAGTAAGTCTTGACTTTGCGTTCTTACAATGAATGATGTTTCCTATAATCTCAGTTCCCTCTTTCTCTTTTCTTCTAGAAAGATATATGATTGAACTAGCGGCATATTTAAGTCCACTACCACCACCCATTTCTTTCTGTGGGAACATAGAACCAATCACATCATATGTGTGGTTCGTGACTATCATAGGAACTCCTGCACGACCAAGTTTTAGAGTTAATACTCTAAATGCACCCTTTGTTATTTGGGCACGAGTCATGTCTTTAGTTTCCTTTCCTTCAGCAGTATCTTCGATTTCTTTTGTAGTTGATAACATACCAAGACTATCTAAACAAAACATCATAGGAGGTCTATCGTCTTCTGGTGTTTCTAGATATCTATCGAGAATATTGATTGCCTGATTTCTAAATTGTTGAACTGTTATTACAGGCACGATAACAACTCTGTTTGAATCTATTCCTCTATCTTCAATCATTTGCTTACTAAGAGCAGATTCAGATTCAAAATAGATAACAGCAGCTTCAGGATTATCTTCTAAGAATTGTTTGCACATTCCTAATGCGAAGTAAGTTTTACCTGTTGCTGATTCTCCTGCGATTGCAGTAATTTTGTTTTTAGGTAACCCACCGAATAGTGAGCCACTTAATAATGCATTGAAGACATATGACCCACTGTCTACGAATGAGTCAACATCTCCAGCTGCAACACCATCTGCAACAATACCTGCGTATTCATTGCCGGATGCTTTAACTAAGTCTTTGATGAATGACATATTTCACTTCTCCATAATATAAAAGTTTTTTTATACTGTTTCCAGTATACTACTTATGGTCAATTTTGTCTAGAGACTTTTCTAAATCTTTTAGGGTATCTGTATAAAAATCTTCTTCTAGTGAATGACCTGTCCATCGTTCTTTCATCATTTCTAGAATAAGTTTCATCTGTGTTTCAAGATGAACAATGAATCCAAATATTGTGATAATCATTAAGATGTAGAATACATCCATAAGTGTTATCAGCATATTATGATCCGTTTCCATTCTCCAACTCCACTGTCCCATTCTCTATTAAAACTTTTCTGTTGGCCATATGTTGTTTTTCAACTTCTTCTTTATTACCACCTGTGTATGCGACTGCATGATGGTCATCAATCATCTGTTGATTGATAGAATAAGAAGAAGAACCATGATATAAATTACCTAAGATTCTTCCAAACTTTCCTCTGTCATGAGAAACCATTTGGATATCTCCTTCTTCTAAGATTTTTGCGAGATGAGCTTTAGAAGCTTTACCAAATTTCTTTTCTACTAAATCACGAGTTCTAGATTCAGGTGTATCAATACCCAACATCCTAACTCTTTGTTTTTTGTAAACCATTCCGAAACCAAGGTCTACATCAACATCAACTGTGTCTCCGTCCACGACTCTTACGACATTTACTTTATATCTATACATAATTGTGTTGTCTATGTTCTTTTTTATTTTCCCAATCTGTTATTGCCTGTCTTATAGAATCTTCTGCAAGAACTGAACAATGCAATTTGATTGGTGGCAATTCAAGTGCTTTTGCTATATCTTTATCTTTGACTTGTTTTGCCTCTTCAATTGTTTTACCTTTCAGCATATCAACAAACAATGTAGATGATGCGATTGCACTTCCACATCCATATGTTTTAAATTTAACATCAACGATTCTTTCTTTATCGTTAAGTTTAATTTGTAATCTCATTACATCTCCACATGCAGGTGCACCTGTCATGCCTGTAGCAACATTAGGGTCATTAGGATCAAAACTGCCCACCGAGTGTTTATGCGGATCATTTAGAACAGATTCAAATCTGTCTATGACCTTCTTACTATATGCCATATTAATATATTTAGTGTTTTTCTAACCGAAGAATGAATCTAATGATGCGGTGGGTTCTACATTCCAATCTATCAATTGAACTATGTTTTTGAGTGGTTCGACAAATGATTTATCAAACTGTAAATCATAATCTACAAATCTATGTAAGTCGAATTCTTTTGGCAATGAGTTAGTAAATGATATCACATTCTCATTAATAGGATTAGGCATAGTGAGATATGTAAAGTGTATCTTCTCACCATTTAAAATGGGTTCATATCTCTTCATAAGATTCATCTCTTTAAGTCTATGATTAAACAACAATGAACCTCTAACATGAATTGGTGTACCCTTTGAATATATATTTGTAGTGTCTGCGTATTGAATTAAACCTCTGCACCCTCTAGGGAACGCAACATCTTCTGGCGGTAATTCTCTAAACTCTTTTCTTGATGCCTCTACGAAATTCCATAGTTCTTGTTCTGTTCCAGTCATTACAAGTTTAATTGCTTGTTCTAATCTTCTTCTAACCCACAAAGGCGTAGACGACTTGGCAGTTTCAATACCCATGAGTTTAAGTTTTGGTTCTTCTAATCTTACACCCTCGTTATCATGCACATTAAGAATGTATCTTTTCTTTGCAGTCCAAATACCCTTATCTGCAATAACTTCTCTGCCCATTTCCATCTTCTGTTGAAATGCGTTTACATACTCTGCAAGTTCTACAAACCCTTCTTCTAATACTTCTTCTATCTTATGTTCTACCTTAGATAAGAAATCGATAATCTTATCTTTATCTGTTTCTTCTGGCATAACTGCATTAACAAATTTGTCCATTGTAAGATAAATTGAATCAGTATCAATTGCGATTACATAATCTTCATTATCTGTTTTAAGTAGTTCATTAAGATACCTATTGACTATCTTCTCTGACCATCTAATTACCAACTGGCCAGCAGTTGTAATTGCTTCTGCTAAGTCAACACTAAAGAAGGCGAACCACTGATTCGCCATAGAACCATATGCTGAGTTCAATGCAATCTTTCTTACTTGTTGATTGTTGTATGCCCTTTTGATAAGTGTATCGAGTTGTCTGATTCTTTTTGCATCAGTTGTTCTTTCTTTTTCTATCTGATACTCAATCATCTTTTTCTTCCATGCCTTTCTTTCGTCATACATGATTTCCATAATCTCAGGAAAGAAACCTTGTTTGTCTCTAGAGAACATGACACCATTAGGTGCAATAGAAGTATTCATCTTCTTACCTATCGATAAGTCCATTTCTTGATACAACATTTTATCTACTGTTGCATCTTGACGATTGCCTTTAATCATTTTCTCAGGCGAAATGTTCCACTGCATAATTAAATGTGGATATAGACTATTCAAGTCAAATGACATCACCCAATTATGTCCACCTACAATAGGTTCTTTTACATATGCACCAACTATCTGATTGTTCTTATTCTCATTCTTCTTTTGTGGTGGTGTCTGAACACCTTGTTCTTTTAAGAAATTGTATATGATAGTTTCCCAATACTTAACCATACCAAATGTATCGATGTAATTACACTTGGCATCATATGCCATCGCCTGTGTTAAATCTAAGAAACCTAATTTCTCTTCTAGTTCTTCTACGAGAACAACATCACGAACATTGTATTCAAGATACTTTGCATAATTATTTTTGTATAAGGTGTGAAGTGAACCATACTCTGAGTAATCTAACTTCTGTTTACCCAATTCAAAGTGAGCAATGTAATCTAACTTATATGATTCTTGATTATGAAATGTTGACCTCTTGTATAGTTCCATATAGTCAACAACATTGACACCACTTAAATCAAATATCTGAGTTCTCTGATAACCATGTTGTAAGAATTCTCTTTGAGATGATTGTCCCCATGGCGATAACTTCTTATGTGTATCTTCACCAAACAATCTATCATATCGATTACAAAGATAAGTCATATCAAATGAATCTACATTCCAACCTGTAATGATATCAAACCATTCTGACCTCCAATACTTCATGAAGTTCACTAATAGTTCTTGTTCGTTTTTACAGTTCACATAGACTACATCTGACTCTGTCTCCCATTCACCAATACCAAATACGACAGTAGATTTGCCGAAAGGTTTAATTGAAATTGCGTTTACTTTTTCGATTGCCTGGTGTGGTTCTGGAAAACCATTCTCTGATTCACACTCAATATCAAGTGTGGCAATCTTTATGTGTTGTGGGTCAAAATTTATTTTGCCAGGAAATTTATCTGAGATGTAAGTATAAACATATCTATCATAACCATGAACTTCAAAACCATCTATCTTCTGATACTTGTCTTTGAATTTCTTGGCGCCTGCCATTGAGTTGAGATTAACAACTTCTAATGGACGACCATCGAGTGCCTTATAAGGGGAGGAACTTTTCTTTGATGGTATGTAAAGATTCGGTCTATACGATACAGAAAGTTTTTGTTTCTTTCCGTTCTTATAACCTATTGCAAGTATTTTATCACGAGAACGACATACATTAGTGTAAAAATCCATAGTATAATTATACTATACTATGGTCTATTCTACAAGGGTCTTTTGCTGTCTATAGTCAAAAATACTGGCAGCATTTTTGATATCGGTCCAATAAGCAATGCGTTCCAATTCTTTCTCAATTGTTGCCATTATATCTGGATGTTCTGCAACACCCACTGCATTTTTAGTGAGAATCTCCACATTAACTTTGTGTTTCTCAATCATTGCATCTGCTTGTTTTACTTGAGCTGATAGAGCTCTATCGATAAAGTCATTCATAATCTATTTCCTAATTTGGCCTCTGACGCCGTGTGTATTACCTGTTGCAACTTTGAAATTAGTTTCAAGTTGAGGTTTAGCATCAAAGACTGTTTGTATCAATTGTTTTTTTATTCTAAAAGTATATTCTTTGGCGAAAGGAATCCATGGTGCCAAATTGACTTCCATAGTTCCATCTTTCGCTTCTAAAACACATATTTGTGCATCTTGTATAGTATAGTCTCCATTATAGTGTTTGGTGACAAACCCTATTAAGACTTCACCTGTGTCTAGGCGTATGCATTTTACATCAAGCATCTAATACCATTTCCTGTAGTTCTACTGACCTTCTACCTACTTGCCCAAACCATTTTGAATCTTCCATTTGAGCAGCCATTTCTCTCCAATCAGACTCAGAACATGCCTTGAGCATGTTTCTAAACTTTGCTAATCGGTTGGCACCCAAATTGAAACACATATTAACTAATACATGTTGCACATTCTCTGGTAGATTATCAAAATCTATGTCGTGTGCTTCACAAACATGTAATGTTTCGTCTACATGTTTATCAAAATCTACTTCATAGTATCTATCTACCACCTCTTGTGAAACTGGTGTACCTGATGGTTCACCAAATTCGTGGTCATCTTCTCTGATGAGGTGACCGACACCTAGGGTTAAGTAACCTAGTGAGTCTTCATAAACTTCTAGAACTTCTCCCTCGTGTCTTTTTATTTGTTCTTTCAAGACTTCTTTATTCATATTAAAGTTGGGTTATGGTTATTCGGATTTAGGTTCTGGATCTTGTTTTGCAACAAATGTAAATCCAGCATCTGCCTTAGCAGTTTTAAAAGTTGCTTCAGCGACTTCATTTCCATCAGCATCGATATTAGGAAAGTAATGTCCTGTTGGAGTGCCGTCAACATCTTTAGTGAATTTGTAGTTAGCTATTGCCATCTGATTTTTCCTCTCTTTTGATTTGCTCTTGGATTAACTCTACTAGAATATCACCCATGAGATTATTTAATTCACCATTATTTAGTAATTCTTCAACCGCCTCATCAGAAGGTTCAACACCTTCTGGTAGTCTTCTGATTGTTCTTTTAAAATTCATCTGTGGTTCACCATCTACGAATTGAACATCACCATATTGATAGACTAAACCTTTCCATTCTCCAGATATCAATTCGATACCTGCATCTTTTTCATATGGATTTTCTACAACTTGATAAACTTCTCTAAAAAGCATCGTTCATTCTTCTCTCAAACTCTTCATAATATTCATCTTCTGTAAGATGAACCTCTGCGTAGTTTTGTCTAGCAAGTTCTAACTTCTCTTTTCTGAAAACTTCGTCTCTTAATTGTAATGACTTTTCTAAAAACTCTTCGAAAGTATAGACTCTTTGCCACTTGTCTATTCGATATGAGTTGGTGCAGTCATAGTTTCTCCAAACAAATGGAACAATACCTATTGCAAGTGCCTCTGGATATCTGGCTGTTGTTGCAGTTTCATCTAACCAATTAAAACATAATGTTTCTCTACAACCCTCCAATAAAGGATAGAGTTTTCTCCAATCTTTAATCCATTTGGCTTCTCGTTGAACACCAGATGGCATTCCACCTATAAGTTGGCATGAAAGTTCACTTCTATAAATTTGACGAATGGTCTTTTCTCTATCGTGGCCATGTTTCATACGACCCCAATATCCAAAGTCATGAGTCTTAGTTGACCCAACCATTTCCGCCAAAGGGTTTTTTAGGGTGTTTATGAAGTGATACTTCATGCCGTGTATGTTACCACTAAAATCGACTTCATCGATAGTAGTGAATGATTTGATATTAATACCTTTAAATACTTCTTCTCTATATAACTCTTCTGTATCTGCCCTATCACTACAGAACATTATAACATCTTTACCTTCGAAGAAAGGTCTGATTACATCCATATGTTCGTTAGACTTCGCTAAGTCTTTTGGATTCATCTGTAGTTCACCGTGATATCTGAACTCACTATCACTTGGTATAACAATTACATCTGCCCAATCAATAGTCTCAGGTGTTCTCTTTGGTCTTTTATTTTCAAATGATACATTATAAGTATCGTACCTATGTTGAGGATTTGCTCTCATCCATCTCACATAATTTTCAAAGAAACTATCTAATACTGTCTCTAAAGGTCCATTGTATTTCACAAATGAACGAAGTCTTGCTATAGTTATATTCATGATTGGGTTACCCTCCTTCTTAAACCACTACTTGAAAATGAATGTTTTCTATTGGTATAGTAAACTTTTATAGGCAAGTAATCTCCTGTAAAAGTTTTGTCTTTATAATCTTCACCTATAAATCTTACATCGATTGGTGTTGATTCTAGTAAATCTATCAGACTCGCTTCTGTATCATATGGTATAACTTCATCGACATATTGTATCGCATTAAGTTGTACGAATCTTTCGTATACAGACTGTACTGGTTTATTCTTTTCTTGCCTATCAATAGTTGGGTCAGTCTGCAACCCTACAATTAAATGTTCACAATTCTCTCTCGCTTCTTTTAACATTACTACATGTCCTGCATGTAATAAGTCAAATGCGCCACAAGTAAATCCTTTTTTCTTTGTCATATATCTCACCTAATAATATCTATATTACTATTCTTAGACCAAACCTCTAGTTCAGTTCTAAGTCTGTTATCATTTTTTAATTTCTCGTATCTTCTACCTGCGTGTTTCTTCCACCATGTAATGATACTATCGTATTCAAATCTATCAAAGTTGATATTCTTTTCTAATGTATCAGTTTCTAAATTCAAATACTCTTTTACATTCTTGAAACCATATGTTCCAAGATATTGTCTCTTCTGTTCTGTAAGATTCTTTGCATCAACGAAACATTGTTTGAATGGTTTTAACATTTCGCTATGATGTTTATCTAATGAATTTCTTATAATAGAAATCATCTTGCCTTGCGTTTTAAGTTTTCTACTCGATGCATCATCATGAACAAGTGGCACTCCATTATTCTTATTTTCAAACCATTCTTTTAGATGTGCATACTTATCATCATTGATTGACGGAACAAAATCTGAATCAGTTAGTCCTATAAATCTTAAGAATGGTTTCATGCCATCATACATCGATGATGATTTAGATGTGCCATATAATGATGTAGTTTCAAACATACAGAACTCTGTATTATATTTCTTGTTTAATGTTTCTCTTGCAAGATGTGAATTACAAATGCCTGCAAGTAGTTTACCACCTAGATAATTGAAACCAAATGGTTGTGTTGGTATGATATTAAACCCCATGATTGCTGAGTCATTAAATCTTCTCATTACATCTTTGTCTAATGTGTTTAAAGGTTTGCCTAGAAATTCATTACGAGGTTTAGAGTTGATAGTAGGAGAACCAAAACGAATGAACCCTACAATCTTATTAGTATTAGTTTCATATACAACCCACTTAAGAGTTTTGCCTGGTATCGATTTCTGAATCATTTGAGATGCAACTATATCAATGTAATCATCGTATAAAGAAACCTCTCTACAGTCGAACTCCATGTCTTCTGGATGAATCGTAAAGTCTTGAAACATGTCGTCCTCTGGACCCATACCAAATAATGATGCAGGTCTATCTGACATTTTTTCTAGTTTTACTTTGCGTAGATAATCATCTATTCTATCAAAATTAGCATAGTAGTCGATAAAGATTTGACCGACATATTGTGCATCTTGTTTTGATAGTATCAACATAAAAAACCCACCTCCATTATAAACGAAGATGGGTATAATTGTCTAGTGACTTTTTGTAATTATGCTACGAATTCATCGCCAGGATTCCATGCACAACCTGTAAGACCACCAGCTTTTAATGCTTGTAATGTTCTTAATATTTCTTGTGCGTTTCTACCTGTATCTAATGCGTTGACTGAAACACTTTGAATTGTTCCATTAGGGTCAACAATGAATGTTGCTCTATAACAAACACCGTTGTCAATATCAACGATTCCTAATTCAGAAGATAAATATAGTCCAGTGTCAGCTGCAAGTTCATGATTGATTTCTCTAATCATTCCATTTACATTTCTCCAGGCCTGTTTGCAGAATTCATTATCACCACTGATACCAATTACTCTCGCCTCATCGACAAGTATGTCCATAGCGGCAATTTCTGTTGGGCATATGAATGTGAAATCTTTTGGATAAAAGTAAATGACACTCCAACCAACATGTTCCTCTAAACTTACCTCTGTTATATCGTTTGCAGGATTAACTCCTTGTAAATTAAAAGTAGGAAATTCATCACCTACAGTTAATTGTTCTCCTTCTCTAAACATTTTTTCTCCTCTGTTTGAAACTGGAGCGGAGTGAAAGTTTCGATACTTCATCTCTCAACTGGTAGTCGAGTGTGTTCTTTACACTAACTCCGCTTAGTATTCCATCCTACTAAATCTAGTAGTATTTTACAAGGGGTTTTTTGAAATTATTTAATTTTAATTTCGACTGGTTTATCTTCTTCTGGAATAATCCTTTCTAAAGATACACTCAATATACCATCTTTCATATCTGCACCCTTGACTTCAATATCGTCTGCAAGTGTAAATCGTCTATTGAAAGTTCTGCCTGATAAACCTCTGTGAACATACTCAGTATCTTCACTTAGATTTTCTTTTGAACCCTCAATCAAAAGAGTTTCTTTTTCTTTTGTAATGGATATATCCTTCTTACCGAACCCAGCAACAGCAAGTTCAATACTGAAATTTTCAGCATCAATCTTTACAATATTGTAAGGTGGGTAGTTTGAAGTGTCGTGCAAATGTTCAGCACGGTTTAATAGTTGAAAAGTTCTGTCGAACCCTATTGCGAATGGGAATGATTTCCCGAAGACATCGTCATAGATTGTCATAATAGTCCTCCTTAAGCGACTGTTTGTTAAAATACCTAACCTCAAATGAGCATTAGGGCGTATGGGATGTCGAACTCTTTACGGTTTCAAACTTCTCGAGCAAATCTAAAACAAGTTCAACATCTCATACTAAAGTGAGGTTTATTTCCCAACTCGAACACGGAAGGGACTTCTTCCTCAATGCTTCGCAAACGAAGCAACTGAGTCACTCTTACTTCTGAATCGCCTTCATTTGAACAATTATAAACTGTTCTATGAAAGAACATCATCCGTCTGGACTCAGTAAGATGAAGTTCTCTAGGTCTCGAATTAACGGTAACCGGATCCCTTCATCGTCCAGATTGTTCTCAACTAATTGGTTTTCATTTCTCTCCCAATCGATTAATTACAATCTAGGACTATTATATAGTACATTTGGTAGCTTAAACAAGGGGTTTTTTAATTTTTTTTTTAATTTTTTTTATTTTTGTATTCTTCTTCACTAATAACTCTTATCTTTTCTTTAGGAAAAGTTATATTCCATGCATAAACATCAGTTTTAATCTGCCATATCATAAGTCTTCGCCACAATCTTTTAATCATGCTTCTATAGGTTTGTCACGAAAGATTATGTTTGATAGTCCGAGTTTGTTTCTTCGTTCTATCTCAACTCTAACTTTAGCTCTAAGTTTTCGTTTAGTGCTTTCTTTATTGTATGCTTCGATTAAGTCTGCGTTTGATTTACATTTCATGTAGTCATAAACTAAAGTAGTCTTCTTAGTCATTCTATCATATTGTCTAGATGTTTTTCCAAATTTAATTGGCATAATATACTCCTGTTCTTTTATTTATTGAGTTTACGAACCTCTTTTCTTCCTCTGCCATCATCAAAGACAGGTGCAAATATTTTAACTGGTATGTCTTTACCCTTAACTTTAATCTCATCTATTTGTTGACATGCAATATTGTCCAATTGCATATAAGTATATTCGGATAAAAGAATTGGTGTATCAAAAGTTCTTGTTTGAACTTCTAATCTTGCGCCAAGATTAACTGCATCTCCAACTACTGAGTAATCAAATCTCAATTCACTTCCCATATTTCCTACAATACATGGGCCTGTATTAATTCCTGTACCTATTACTACTGGTGGTAAATCCATACCCTCATCTTTAATTTCTTGATTCATTTTCTCAGTGAGTAGTTCTATTTCTATTGCAGTCTTCACAGCCATCTCTGCATGATTAGGACAATCTAACGGAGCATTCCAAAATGCCATTAAACAATCCCCCATATACTTATCTACTGTTCCACCATTCTCAATTACCACCTTTGTCATACCATCTAAGAATCTATTGATAAGTAATACTAGTCCCTCTGGATCATCATTCTTCATATAAGCTTCTGATATGGGAGTGAATCCAACTATGTCTGCAAATAAGAAAGACATTTCTTTTCTATCACCACCAAGTCTAAGTTTACTTGGGTCTTTCTGGAGTTCTTCAATCATATCAGGAGATAAATATTTCTGGAACTGCTTCTTAATTTGTTCTTTGAGTTGGTAGGTCGTATAGTATTGGTTGAAAGAGGCATGCCCGAAAACAACTATGGAGGAAATCGATGACCAGAAAATATCGAAGAGAACGAGAGATGAAGACCATAAGTAGAAACCCCCACCCACCTGAACTAACACGATACTGGAACTCACTATCGCCGAGTAGACTGTGGGAAGTTTGTAAACCGATGCCAATATTCCTAGAAGGACTATCAAAAGAAGAACGACTTCTAAAAATTCAAGAAAGTCGGATTGTTGTATTTGAACTCCTGTCGAGACGGTTTGGATTAGGTTCGCTTGAACTTCGTGGGGATACATTGTACCCACTGGAGTTGAAATTGGATTAGCTAATCCTTCAGCAGTAAGACCATAAACTAGAATCTTATTCTCTATATCCGATTCTTTTAGGTCTGAGAATGAAATGGAATCAAACTGATTCCAATAAGAAATCATTAAGTCACCGCTTGATGTGGTCTCGATTGGCGAATCTCTTCCCATTTTTACCCAAACTATACCCTCTTCTTTAGTAACCCTAGTCTGATAATTAGGTTGGTCATAGAAAGCTCTGAGTGTTTCAAAGCCCAAACTCGGATAGAGCTGGCCATTGGCCTGGATGACAAGCGGAGCGCTCCTGATGGTACCATCAAAGTTAGGGGTTTTCGCCACACTAGGTGTAGCGACTGTGACTCCCATACCCCAAGCCGAACTTTGTAATCCGGGAATGGGACTCACCAAACCTGGAAAGTTCCATACATGGTCTTGTATATCACCATCTCCAAATACAGATGTATTTACGAATGGTGCGTTGCCTGATTCTTTTTGAACTGTTGGTGCAGATGATAATATGGTTAATCTATTCTCTAATGCGTTTGCAAAGACTTCGTCTCCACCAAATCTATCTTCTTCTGAGAATAGAATATTGAATACATGAGTGTTTGTGTGGTGAGTTTCCCATAGAGTATCAGCATATATCTCTCTAGGGAATGGGTATTGACCTAGGGCGTCTATCGACTTTTCATCTATATTTACTAGAAGAATGTCTTCTACTTGAACTTTTTCTTTTGATGAATGTAGAACATCGAAGTAAGACCATCTAACATTATCTATTAAATAAGGCGACCATATCTTTACACCCACCAATGCAACGATAGTGAGTAATACCGTTTTCCAATTATACATTACTGGATCCAGCAAACAGGATATACACACCAGTAAGGATTAGCAAATCCTAATAACCATAGTATGAGAATCCATAATGGGATTTTTACCCATGTTCTGCCTTTAGACCACTCTCTGAATCGTATGGCGTATGGTGCCATTTTATTAAACAACCAGTCTTGCATTATCCTCTGATTTCCTCTATAGGTTCTGGTATTACAATCTCTTCTGGTTGCATATGATTAAGGTAAATATACAATGCACCACCTAAAAGTGTAATCATCAAAGCCCATGCTAGTAATCTTCTCATAAATCTTTTCCTTTTTTTTAGACGCCACTCGCCTTTAAGTTTAATTATTCTCTCGTTCATTTTCTTGTATAAAGTCTTTCATCTCTAACATCCAAGCTCTAAGTCTATGGGTTTGTTTCATGTGAAACTCTGCGTTCTTCTTATCTTCTAGTATCATTCTATTATGATAATCTATTACCCTCAGAATGATTCTTATGCCCTCTTGATATGGCATACGAATTAGAGTTGAAAATCTCTCTTTTTTTGTAGACATTCAAGATATTAGTTTCCTTGCGAAACCGTGACAGAACAACCGCCAGAAGTTTGGCAGTTTTGTGTAAGTGTATAATTTTGTGTTGTGTTGCCTCGTTGTTCGAAATCGAGAGTAGTTCCAAATGTTCCATTTAATGTTATGGTTGCATTGTGTTCGCCATGGCCATCTTGAAGATAATCAACAGTATTGTCATCATTCTGAACTGTTAAATAAAATTCTTTTGCACCATCGCCCTTTTGTTTGCCAAAGATTGAGTTATCATCTCCATATAAATATATTCTTGCTGAGTGTCCATCACAATTACCTTGTGAACAATTTCGTTGTTGCCCAACTATTTCGTTATCATCTCCATGTATATCTACGGTAACATAATGACCGCCACCCTCTGTATTATCAATTGCCCAACTAGTGTCGGTTCTACTTGAGATTTCATATCCTTGAGCCCACCATAACTTATTATTTGTTCCATAACTAATATGAAACTGAATATCATTCTTGTTGCAATCTGAATTTTTAGTACAGTTCTGCCAGAGTTTAACAGTTTGGTTATCATAGTCAATATCACCACCCCAAGATGCGCCAGAACCCCAACTTGGAGAATCATTGGCCCAACCTATTTCGTTGTTAGAACCAACTTGTTTCATTTCAATCACAACATCATCTCCATCACCTACAGAAAAGAATATATCGTTGTTGAATCCTTCTTGAATGATATCGATTTCTAAGTTGTCTCCACCTGCTACTTGATTAATGTTGATAGTATTATCATCAGATGCTATAACTGATAAGGAAAACAATGTTCCTATTGCAAATGTTTTTATTTTATTTAAAAAATCCATATTAATTAACCTTGTTGAATAATAACTATTTCTATTCCATCTCCATCACCAAATGTTATAACACCTTGATAACCTTCTACTTCGGTCTCTAGAGTTCCGGAACCTCCTGCGGCTATTATTATATTTATGTGTCCATTCACATCTCTAAAGAATACTAAGTCGCCATCTTGTTCAAAGATATTATACTGCGATTCTTTATTGAACCCAGCAGATGCACCTCTAAGTTTGAAACCTGCTATATCTGCGGCCTGTCTATCATCAACCAATACAACTCTAGTCTTTTCTAAAGCTTCAACAACATCTAATAAATCTTGTAAGAAGTCTACATCTAGATAATCAATATCTAATTCGGAGAAATCTCCTTCCATAGTGTCATCTAATGCATTTGCTTCTAGTTCATTAAACTCTAAGAAGTCGATGTCTAATACACCTTGGTCTGAGTTCTGCTCATCTGAATATGATTCTTCCATCGCCTGTCTTATCGCAGGTGGTGGATTCACAATAAACATATTGTCAATCATACTAGGTGTTATGCCTTGAACAACAACTGATTTAGTTGGTGCGGCCTCAAAAGATGCGACTGTTGTGGCCGCATACGCTTGATTTAAAATCGTTTCACCGCCATCATTCCATACTAAAATCTCTCCTGATGTTTCACCTGTTGTTTCATCAGGCAAAAGAATGACCATTGTCCTACCCAACTCATCTATGGTTGTGGTGAAATCGGTCCCTCTCATCGTAATGTTCGCCGTTGGTGTGGCGACATTAACATTTTGTTTTTTAATTCTATTACCAGCACCCGAGGCAAATCTTGATGTGCCTCTTACCATTCTAATCGACATCTTTGATAGACTTGGGTCTGGATCGTAATACGCCTCGTCAATATAAACAAGACTGTTTTCTGTTAATGAGAGTTGTTCTGCATCGAGGAACTCTATTAACATTCTGCCATTGGCAGTTTCCGCTTCATCATATAAAACTATGTCTGTTCCGACATCAGTTTCAAGCCGACTGTCACCTCTTTTTACGGAAGTGACACCTTTGTTTTCTACAATATCACCAATGGGTTCAGCATAAGCGAACCCACCGTATGATAAAAAAAGACTTAAACTAACTGTCGTTAGCAGCGTCTTTCTGATTAATTTGAATGATTGCATTTTCACTATCCGCCGTTAAGGTTATATGGGCGTCTGGTGATGAGCAAGAATTGCCTGCACCCGAAACACATGTTCCACTTAATTGATTGATATCAATATCAGCACTTGAACCAGTTAAAGTTAGGTTCAATGTTTGTTCTCCATCTTTTTGTAGAGTGTTAATGTTATTGGATCCACCTGTGACTGTAAAGTTCCAGGTAGCGTCATCTGACTCCCAATCAACATCGAATACATTACTGTTTCCTACTAAGACTAAATCTGCGTTCAATCTCTCTGCACTTAAAGAATATCCTTGGTCTAAATCGAATGTATTTGAATCACCATCAACATTAAAGTTAATATCTGAATCATCAGCAGAACCTGAGGCCCCTATGTTCCAATCAACTGAGTTTGAATTTCCTGAAAGTAGCAAAGTTATATCAGTGCTATCTGTGATAAAAGGTCCGAATAACAAGTTCTGATTACCAATCATATCGATGTTTAAATCTAGAGTGTGACCAGTCATTGTCATAGCAGTACCAGAACCACTTGAATAATTATTTTGACCTATTTTGTTACCAAAACCGATTTGGTCAATATATAATTTCAAGGTGTCTCCAGTTTGTGCAATCATAACCTCATTATCATCTGTAGCAGCAGCGAAAACGAATGATGTCGACATTCCAAAAAGTAATGCTATACTTAATAAAAATTTATTCATTTTCTTCTCCTATTATCCAAAAGCCTCTATCGTGCCCTTGGTAAATTAATTCCAACACGGCAGCCTCGATAGCTGTTCGTGTTGCGTATGTCACTGACTCATTATTACCCACGCCGTCCTCGAACTCGACAAGTTGTGTTCCTTCTTCAAAGAATCGGAATACATCTCCCCCAGCACCATAAGAAAGGATAGTCTTTCTTGTTTGGACATTCAATAATATTTCTCCTGTGAGAACACTAACAGCTCTCATAGAAATTGTCACAGCATCTTGACGATACTGTTTGGCCATTCCAACACCTAGAGTTCTTGCGCCTCGACCTCCGGTTAGTAAATTGGAATCATAACCAATTATCCCACCTTCTATAATTATGCCTGCGAATAGCATAGGTTGAATTCCTTGTGCTTCTGTCCCATTGGCAGTAGCAAAATCTTGTCTGGCAGAACGAATAATCTGCCTCTCTCTTACTAAGTTGTCTATACCACCCCTTTCGACAACTCTAAACCACTTACCACCAGCGGCGGTTTTAAGTGCATCTATAACCATTGCTTCAGCGCCTTGTGTGACTGCTGTAGAGAATGATGCAATGTTACCTTCTGATTTTCTTTGACCTGTTCTATCAATGAAATTATATACTGCAACCACTGGCATTTCTTTTGCAGGTGGTATGTTTAACAGTTCTATGTATGATGGAAGTCTTATTACTTCCGGCGTATCAACACAAATATATTTTCTGGACATTATTTTATTAACACCTGTCCAAACATCTTTGCCAAACCCCTCCTGATAATCACAATCTTTAGGGTCCATACTCCACTGTGGTATTGATGCACAACCTGACATAAGAATCAATAAAGAACTTAAAAGAAAATTTCGAAACATTAACTGTCTCCAGGCACTGGCACAGGATCAGGGTCCTGACTAAAGTTTCCTGAACCTATTGGTATCTCTAATATTGTTTCTGTACCATCTTCTGATACAATAGTCATTCTAATAAATTCTGAGCCGTCTGCGTTAGTGATTACTTCGTATGTGACTGTACTACCTTCTAATACAAATGAACCAAAACGAGTTGCAGTATCGTTTGAGAACATTGATTCAACCAATTGTTTGGCCATTTGAGCATAGATACGGCTCTCTAAGTTTCTAATAAATTTTGCAAGGGTTGTATTGTCTTCTGCCCTTTCAGCAGCTTTACGAGCTGATTCTAATGCATCTTCTATCTCCGTCTTACGAGTGAACTCTTGGTTCTCTACTGTGAGATAATGAGATGCGGTTCCCTTTCCACTGAAAGATGGATTTTTAAATTCGTGTGTTATTGGTGATGCGTAAACATTGTTTGCGTGTAGAAACAATACAAATAATATTGAAAATACGAAACTAGCTATCTTTATCTTTTGTGTCTTCATTCTTCTTCCCCTTTAGAGCCTGCGCTTGCTTATACTCTAAAACTGTATTTAATTTTTCTTGCAATCTTATCTGGTCTTGGTCTAACATTCTCATTTGGTCGATAAGTCTTACAAGTACCGTCTGTTGTTTATCCAGATTCGGTTCTAATTCTTCCGTCACAAATTTCCAGACAAAGTAGATAAAATAACCCATTGCAAGTGCAATTATAATTGGGAATCCAAACTCATTGAGCATATCTGCAACAGGAGTTAGATAATCTAATTCTAAGTCCAGAACATCTTCTGGCAATTCATTACTAATCTCTTCTTGCATCTATGTTTCCATCCTCTACAAAATTTTCAGACCGTGCAACTCTATCCAAATCTGGTCTTAACTCCAGAGTTTGTGAAATAAGTAAGTCGATTTTTAATATGTCATTGTTCATTACTCTCGCCCTATCTTCTAACATGGTTATAATACCTGTTAGACCTTTGACATTATCAAGTACACCTTCTAAGATGTATTTTAGGGTTAAGAATATGAAGAAAGCCATAACAAGAGAACCAAAAATTGGCGCTCCGACTTCAGCTAAAAATTCTATCCAGTTCATAATATTACTCTATTATTTATGATTTCATTGTCTTATTAACCATAAAAAAAGGGACCAAAAGGTCCCTTTTTAATAATCCGTGAGGACTAATTATAATTCTTCGGTTTCATCACCATCGGAATTATCTTTCAGTTGCGAGTGTATCTCGTTGATAACTTGAGCTTTCGTACCACTCTTCTTAACTTTAAGAGAGTTTTTGTCAGCAAGGTCAAGAAGTTGAACTTTGGTTAATGTTTTCAGTTCAGCTTTGGAAGTAATTCCATTGTCGTTCTTATCAGCGACTGGTACCGGTCTCGGTCTTGGTGCTGGTGTCGAACTTACTTTACTACCTTTATCTTTCTTATCAAAGAAAGCGAAGTAAATAACAACTAATACGACTACAATTGCAATTGCGTATTCCATAATATACTCCTATTTCAATTATGAAACTCCATATTAACACTGGAGTTTAAAATTGACAAGGGGTTTTTTGGGATTATTTGTCTTTTGCTTTACCAACATTAAATGCAAACCAATCAAGGACTTTATAAGCCTTCTTGACTAGACCATCATCTACTGGTGTTGGTGTAAGGGCTGCTATTAGTGAAGCGCCTGCAACTATCCAAGGGATTAATTGAAGCCATCCGACTACCCATGTAAGAAATTCTAACATTTCTATCCTCCATTGTTTAAAAATAAAAGTTAATTATTACTATTAACGATGGTATTTATGAAATATTGTTGCCAATTGAGTATTTTTGGGTGAGTTTCCACTCTGTTTTCTCTTTGTAAGGTATAACTTTTATCTGAGAAAGTGGTGCTCTAGGGGTTGCGATTGATGTTGGAATGACTACTGATACTAGATTCCATTGTCTTAATAAGTCAACGATGGTGTTTCTACGGCCCACATCCGACTCGTCAAAGTTGGTTGGTTTACCATCTAGTTTGAATAGTTCTTTGAAATGGACAATGTAATACTTGCCTCTTTTGTGGAGAATGTGACAGGACTGAAACAGTTCTTTTTCTTTTCTAGATGCCACACCAATACGAGATAAGGTCTCTCTTATCTTAAGAAAGTCGTCCTTTTCAGGAAATGTGATTTCTATTAAGTCCTTTACTAAATCGTTGTCATCCATTATTCTTGCCACCAAGTTTCATTCTGTTTTTCAACTCACGATACTGTTTATCATTTAATAACTCTAGATATTCTTTAGCTCTTTGTGTTGATACACCAAAGGCATTCTTCACTGTATCTAACTTCTTACTTAAGTAAGGTTTTTGCCATTTCGAAAATCTCTGTCTTTTTCTAAGAGTATTTATGAAAAACAAGTATTGAAGACGGTTATCCGTACCGTGACGGACATTCATCTCGTTTACAAGAAAAACAGAATCTTGATGATAAGATAATGCTTTATTGATTAGGAATGGTTGATAGGCTTTCTCTTCGACATCATCAACCATGATGTCTTTTTTGTCGTAAGAGACCGACTTTACAAAGTCAAACGGATTTCGTTTGTTCATCTTTGTGGATATTCGTATTGTGACCTGCGTAAGAAAGAATGTAAAAGATTCTCACCTCTCTTCTGAGTACCGAATCTGTGAATTTCTTTTCCGTTCTTAGACCTGACAATTACACCATTGTTGTATTGAACATCGGTCACTGGTGAATCGTCTGTATCTGCTGGTCTATCATCGTACCACATAGATTTTAATTGATGTATATGGACACATTTAACATGCCATGCCCATTCTTCTGCCTCAAGTTTAAGTCTTTGTTTCTCTACCCTTTCATCATATTGGGTCATCATACTTCTCCCTCTCTACTGAAAAAACACCAAAAGATTAACCATAGTGTTCTCATTTGAATTTACACTCACTCATTATTTCAGTAAGACAAGCAACAAAGTTTATCTCACTGTCCATTGCAAATGCAGATTTGTATTGATAGTCAGCGATAAACAATACAGCGGCAGGTATTGAACTTGGTTCAAGTCGTTGTTCTAATGAGTTAAATACTTTCCTATATAGAGTATTGAAGTCATTATCTGAATTCTGTCCTACCCATTTTCTCATGCCAGACCAATTCTTGTCTGCCAACATATCAATTAGAGGTGTAAGTTTTTCTTCGGATAATGTCGCTAATAGACCACTATCTATTACACCACTTGCACCATATCTCTGAACTTCATTGATACATCGTCTAAAATCTGGAAAGAACTTCATAATAAGTTCTACTAAAACCTTTTCGTCATATTCTATATTCTCTTCTTTACAGATATGCTTTAATCTATCTAATGCACCCATAGCGAGAGTTTGTTTCTCATTATTAGGTATCGCAAAATCTATAACAGTGCATCTACTATGAAGTGGTGCAATGATACGATTCTTATAATTACATGTGAATATAAACCTACAATTAGAAGAGAACTCTTCTATGAAATTTCTTAATGCAGGTTGAACAGATTCAGCAGATATGTAATCTGCTTCATCTAAAATAACTACTTTTGGACCACCAGAAAGTGAAACTGTTGATGCAAAGTTTTTGATTTTTGTCCGTAAAGTATCGATAAGGCGGCCCTCATCACTACCATTGATAACTATAAAGTCAGCTCCTAACTCATTACACAACGCCTTAGCGATGGTTGTTTTGCCTGTCCCAGCAGGACCATTCAATAATAGATTAGGTATTTCTTGATTATCTACGAACTCTGAGAAACTTTTCTTCACCCCTTTGGGTAAAATTGTGTCCTCAATTGTTTGAGGTCTATATTTCTCTACATATAAAAATTCTGTTTGACTCATAACTTAAAAGAACGACCCCCACCTGCCGTTTGTGCATTAGACCAAAGATGATGAGATTCTAATACTCCCATGAAAAGAGCGGAGACTGGCGCTTTTTCACACATTTATATATCCTATATATGTTAGGCGTTGTAAGAACTGTCAGGTTCTAACGCAATAAAATACTCTAAATCTATATCTTTATTTTTGAAATGAGATATACCTTTAGAAGATACTGCAACCGAGTAGTTGCCATCTAAAACTTTCAAGTTCTCAATCTTGAAGTTCATTGTGAATTTAGAACCATTGCCCTCTCCTACAACTCTTGAGAATGTATTTGAAGTTGGATTCTTTTTGTCAGCAACTGACAATTTGATAGTTGTACCATCAGAAGTCATACTTAAATCATTGACGCCTAGAACTGAAGCAGCCTTCTGCAATTCGGACAATAATGTTGATGATAAATCTATATTGATTTCTGAGTCAGGCATTGTAATCATTTTGTCTACAGTAGTTACCATACCCTCAGATGCATAGAAATAAGTCAAAGATGTATCAGCATCAGCAATAGTCAATGATGCTTCATTGAAATTGAAATCTGGATTATCTGTCAGACTTATTGCACCTAGAAATTCAACTAGGTTGTATATACTAAACTCTTGATTAAATGTTTCTGGAACATTTGCAACAGCAAGTATGTTTTTCATATTAGATATTGTTCTAAGTTGATTACCTGCACCAACTTTAATACCTGAATTAATTGTGGCGAAGTTCTTTAATATCGCCTGAGTTTCACTTGAAATTTTCACTTTTCAGTCTCCTTATAAGTATCGTGATTATATAAAGCAAGAAATCCGTAATGGATAACTTTCAACAGGTCGGCACGATTATAACCGTCCTTCTTTCCGTATCGTTGGGCATATTTCAAAATATTCCCAATACAAAATCCTTCTCCATGACCACCGTCCATAATGAACTCTGTGGCCTGAAATTTTTCTTTTGAGTAATGTTCTTCATAAGTCTTGTCTACATAAGAAGAGAACTCGTTTAAGAGTTCTCTTTCGTTATATTTGTAGTCTATACTATTACTCATCTTGTTCCATTATACTCTTGAACCTTTCTATCGTCAATGGGGTTTTAGATATAATCATCTTCGATTACAGTATCCTCAGGTTTGACTTCCTCAACAACTTCTTCGTAAGGATTAACTCCTTCATCAACTTTGGTGTAGAGGTCAAGAACTGCGGCCCTAGTTTCTTCATCGAATCTAGAGATACACATTGTTATTGATTTGAGTTTATCGTTAAACATTCTGAAAGCGTTTACAATGTGAACAAGTCTTCGAGTTGTTATCACATCATCTATCGCACCTTCGTAGTAAGTTTTTCTGATTATGTCTGCCCAATCAACTAGTTTTTTGCAGAACTCTTCATCAACTTCGCCACTCAATGCCATTTCTTTTTTAAGAATGTTTCTCTCAGTAGTCACTGGAGGATATTCTTGTTGCATTGTAATCGCAAACCTTTCAAGCATCGCTTCATTCATAATTTGAGTCCCTATGAACTTGCCATCTTCTGAACCTTGCCCTTTAGTGTTTGCAGTTGCAAGAACTGTGAACCCAGGTGTTGGTGTCACCCACTCACCAGTTTTCTTGATTAAGTATCCTTTCCCTTCAAGAACTGATTGTAAACACATGAGTTTATTAGACCCTAAGTCAACTTCATCAAGAAGTAAGACAGCGCCTTTTCTCATTGCCTTGATAACAGGACCTTCTCTAAAGATAATGTTACCATTTTGTAGAGTGTGTCCACCCATTAAATCATCTTCATCAGTTTCGATGGTAATGTTCACTCTGAAAAGTTCCCTTTTCAATTGAGCACAAACTTGTTCAATCATCAAAGTTTTACCATTTCCTGAAAGACCAGTCACGAAAACTGGAAAGAAGATTTTAGATTTAATGATGTTTTTAACATCTTTATGGTGTCCAAACTGAACATAGTTTGACATCTTCTCAGGAATGATTTTGACTTTGTCGTCAATTAGATTGACTGCCTCAGTAGCAGCGGCGGCAGGCATATTTGAAACTTGCGGTGCAGGAACAGTCGCAACTTTTAACGGTGCAGGTTTATTAACTGCAACAGTTGTGCCATGTTCATCAACTGCAAGAATCGGTTGAAGATTGAAAACAGCACCATCTTTAAAATTGTATCTGTTTGATTTCAACCAGTAAGGGAAATGTCCCAATGCATCAAATTGTTCTTTAGTGAACTGTAATTGATTAGGATATTTCGTTTTCAATGCCGTGATAAATTCTTTTCTATCAGGCGTCAGGTGGAAGTTTTGACCACCTATGTCGATTGACTCGGTTGGGTCATATGTCCATTTACTCATATAGTCTCCTTGTTAATATTTTTCATCATGTGTCCATGGTACTAAAAAAGTGTACCTACTGTCAACCATTATTATTACCATTTGTCTTTAACATCTGGTACTCCGTTTACATAATCAAATGGCATCGATATACTAGCAGGGTTATGACCACTACCAATATATCTAAATCCTTTCTGAACTGTCATAGGGTCTACATGGTCTAGATATCTATCAACCCAACACCCTTTCCTTTGACAGTAATCTTCCACTTCAGCATATGTTCCATGAACATACTCTTTGAAGTTTCCTTCTTGGTCTAATACCCTTGCATATTCTTGTTGGTCTATCTGACCTCTAGGTATCTTTGGTAAATTTAATTCTAATTGTTTCATAATTTCTCCGGAACTAGTGTCACTTTGCCACTATCATCATTTGTTGAACCTAGTATAGTGCAAAAGTCACCAACATCCTTGTGGTGATTATGCCAAGTGTTTGCAGTGATTTTCTTAGAAGAAGCAGGACCATCTTTACCTTTTGAACCATTACTTTTCCAATCGTTAGGTGCATCTGCTCTGCCACCATTAATATCTGTTATTGTAATCCACATCTTACTACAGTCTTCATTTCTACCAATCAGTAAGAAGTCCATTGTTGATGCCGTTTTAGCGGTACCTGAACCATCACCGCCTGCCCACCCATTCATAGAACCTTGGTCTTCATTTATCAATGTCACTTTAACTTCAATAACTGGAATGTGATATCCCTCTTTTGAAGTTTTGTATCTTTCGCCATCAATTAAACCTCTAACTTCAACATCGAATACACTATCATTTTCTTTACCTTCTGAGTATGCATCATATCCATATTCTCTCATAACAAGAGTCATAGCAGACATAGCACTATGCGAACAACCACTTGATATTGCACTTTGACTTTCGCCTGCAATCTTACTGAATACAATTTTTACTTTACCCTCACCTGGAACAACTGCGACTGCACCAAATTTTTGTTCTAGAAAATCTTTAAATAACTTTACGAATCTCTTTTGCATCTTCTTAGATTTTTTGAATAACTTCCAAAAGTGTTTCGCATCTGTAATACATTCTGCATAATTTTCATCTATAGCAAACTCTAATGCCTTTGCAGGAGTTGTGCAACTTTTACCATTGAACTTCTTATCTACATCAATAATCTTGAACCATTTTCTTGCTTCTTTATCACCCACAAAGTCAATCAATTGAAGCCCTTTCAATAAATGTGTATTACTTATATCTCTATCTTTGGCAAAGTTTTTTCTCTCTTTAGCACAAAAAGAATAGTTTTTTGTTTCTTTATAGTTTCCTGTTAAGTCAACCTTTCTATCTTCTGCCAACATTTTTCTCATGGCGTTAAACTCTTGACAGTTGGTCAACCAACTCTTCATATTTCTTACTAATAAGTTTCTTCCGTTTTGTGATGATAATATCTGTGCATCGTCAAACTCACTTCTATTTGGGTCAAACCATATGTCTTCTGGACAAATATAAACTCTTACAAGTTCAAGACCAGTCTTAGTAGTCATGAAAACTCTACAATCACCATTTCTTATGAAACAATAACCATCTATTGCAACTGCTTCTGTATTACCTACACCATCATAATCAATCTTTGAGTTTTCTAATAACCCCTCTACACCATAACCTAAATCATATAACTTTCGAACATTAGGGTCTTCATCGTGTGGATTCTTTTCGAAGAGTTCAAACTCTGGATACATTTTTCTATTTGCAGGACTAGGTCTCAACAATTCAGCAGGCATTAGAAATGTATAAGATTGTTTACCATACTCTTTACTGTTTAATGCCTCTATGAATTCTGGATATTCACAACCCACAAACTGTTTCAATTCAGATAATATTTTTTCTCTTTGTTTCATTCTATGTCCTTAAGTAATCTCTCCATATCAATTGCGATAGAAGTCTTCTTACCCTTTCTCTTGGTGGTATAAGAATCATTGTTAACCCAAAATCTAAATGCCTTACATTCAACCTCTTCTTCAGCACACAAAGCTTGCCTAGGGCAATTAAACTTAACGCATGGTCCTACACCAACACTAACTATTGCTTCTTGAAACTTGTCGTAATTGACAGATTCAATTATTTCCATTTTTATTGCCATTATGCAATCTCCTTTATAAATTCATTAACTAAAAATCTTGAGGTTGTTTTACCTTTTTGATTTCTTTTGAAGGCCGCCATTACTCTATTCTTGTTTGCACCAATGTACTCTTCATCAAGTTCATCATCGCCTGCCGTGGCAAGTTTAGATGCATAAGTTAAGAACAATTTGTTGTACCCTTTACATTCAACTACATACCCTTGTTTTCTGGTTTCTTTCCAAAGTTCATCTGTTGAGTGATAAGCCTTGTTGCCCATTATTGCATATGCAGTATTTCTAAAATCGTGTTTCTTAGAGAACACAAAGTATCCTGTCACGGTCACATTGCAAGTTTCTGATAACCACTCTAAAAGATTTTGAGTCGCATCGAACCTACTGTCACCGATAGTTGAATTATCTTCGTAAAGGAAACTCTTATTGATGTATGGGTCTAAGAAATATCTCTTCTTGTTCCATCTTGCATAAGAATCTTCACCTACTTGTGCTTTTTCATCAGACCTTTCCTCAGAACTATCTGAGAAGAATCTAGAACTGTGACTGTAACCATCAGTGATAATCGTTAAGATAGATTTTTCAACTCCGTATGCGTGGTTAAACTCTGGTAAGAATTTTCTCATTGCAACTAAACAGTGGTCAAGAGGTGTTCCTCCCAATCTGTAATGGTCAGGATACATTTCATAATGTTGGTGTTTTTCTTGTTTCTCATTATAATATGCCTCAGGATCCCAAGTTTGAACTCCATTAAAAATTCTATCGTATTCTTCAATCAAAGGTCTCTCTTTTTGTCTCCAACTGTATGTGATGTCTTGGTGCAATTTACTAACTAGTATTGAACTAAGGTTCACAAACATTTCGTTATATTCTCTGTGAGATTGTTCGTTAGAAAGTATTTCAACTAATTTGCCTTTGCCACTTGAACGATAAGGATCACCATCTTTTCTTCTAATTGCATCTGAGAACAAATACACTCTGAAAGGTATTTGAACTTTTCTGCAAAACTCAGCAAGAACAAGAGATTGTTCAAGTAAGTCTGAAACTTCTCTACTGATAGAACCAGACCAGTCAACTAAAACATTCAAACCATGATTCTTACCATCAGGTATGTAAGTGACTCTCTTGAAAATATCATCAACTATTTGATACTTAGCAAGTCTATTCATATCGAGTTCACCACTTTTTCCTGTGAAAGCTTTTGCACTTCTTTGTGCGGTTTGTCTCATTTCAAATTCTTTTGCCATGTGAGCGACAATCTTTTTGTTCTTATCTTGAATATGTTTCTTGTAATGTTCAGCAAGAACTTTCCAATATAATCTATTATCTTTTTTTCTATCGTTATATTCAGAACGCCAAGCTTGTGATTTCTTATCTTTATGATTTGCCATCAATTCTTCTAATCTTTCATCAAGGTCTTTGCCCGAGAAGAATTCTCTCCAATCTTCAAGAACTGTTTTGTAATCATAAAGAACATTATCAACTTTTTTATTTTCAAATCTTTCTCTTATTGGAACAGTTGTTCTGATACAAGCATTTTCATCTATAAATTCTTCTTCATTATTATGTGCATTGTATTCAGTAAGTGATTCTCTTGCACCCTCAGGTTCATCATATCTACCTGTGAAGTTTCCACCTTCTTTACCAGTGACTTTAATTTCTTCTTCAAGGTCTTCGCCAGGTTCTGTACCAGGTTCTGGTACTTTCTCTTCTTCCTCTTCTTTATCTGGATTGATAGGTGAACCATAAGAATCAGTATTGTCTCCATCTGGATCTTCCGTTTCTTCATCTTCGGTTTCCCACTTAGAAGTTTCTTCTGAGTTTTCTTCTTCGCCTTCTTCATCGCCATTTTCTAGCATTTCATCAGGCACTATAAATGTAATTTGTTCGTCATTCTCGTCTCTGGTCTCATTTTCTTTTGACCACTCATAAATCTCTGTAGCAACTTCAACAACATCTTCCCATGTTTTACATGCATCTGCCTTTTTTAAGAACTGAATTAAAACTGTATCGTGAATGATGTCTACTCTAGAACCACACTTTGTAATTAGATTGATTTTATCAATCATAGAAAGTGTTTGTAAATCTCTCTCTTTAATACCAAAGAAGTCTTTGTCCATTAATTCATTATATGCCTTGAAGAATGAACCCCTTAACCCTTGATACTTCTCTTTGATTGCCTTCTCAATTCGGACATCTTCTATAACATTGAGATACCCTTTAAGAGTTTTATTCTCCATAATAGTGGAGTGAAGCCCTTCATATGGAGTATTCAACGCATGACCCACTTCATGACCCATAAACAAGTCATAAAGTTCTGGTGATATATCGTCTTTGAAAACAGGACAAGCAAGTACCCTATTCTTCACATCAAAATATGCGGTGGGTATTGCTTTATGAACTATCGTCAAGTCCTCAGTAGCCATAAGTCTAGCGAGGTTATCTTTCTGCGTTCTTAATCTTTCGTCTACCATTCTTTGTAAAACCCTTCTTTTTCGTTATCGTTATAACCTTTCATATAAATTTTTATTTGATATGGGGTTAAATCGGTCACTCTTTTACATTTGTATGTTCCGTGAGGATAGTAATGAGGATTTATACCTCGTCTATAATAAGAGTCGCAAGTGCCTCTATCATAAAGACCACCATTGACTGTGTGTTTTTCTGGAATTCCTTCTACTTCAAACATATTTACTCCTATAATTCATCATGTGTCCATGGTACTAAAAAAGTGTACCCATTGTCAAATTTATCCTAGGTTATCTACTGATGATTGAACATCTGAAATATTACTATTAGCAGATTGTATCTCTGATTCAATTGAACTCAATTGACTTTCTAAAGAATCGACTTTTGATTTTAAGTCTTCAATCGTTGAACCTAATATATCATTTATTTCAATAACTTTATCGAAATTTTTCACTACTTGTTCCATTAGTGTATTATTGGTTACTTCACTCATGCTTTCGCTCCTTTGTTTTTGATTACTGTTCTGATATCAGCAGCGAATTGCCAGGCGTTATAATCACCAGCACTTGCGATACCAAAATCTTTATCGTTAATAATTAATTTGTAATACTTGGCACCACTTATAAAATCTAGAAGTTCACCATCTTCGATTTTACCGGTAATCCAGTATTTGTTAAATGAACCTTTGACAGGTTGCAATTGATAACCTAGACCTTCCATAAAGTCTAGAATTTTTTGTTTGTTAAAGATACCTTCTTTCTCAGCAGGTACTTTTAAAATTGGATTGTATTTCATATTACTCCTATAAATTTTATCCGTGAGGACCAGGAATGTTGATCCAATCATCGAACATTTGGTCCATTAAAACTGTTTTTGCAAAATCTATTATGTTTGCACCGTGGACTTTGTCTCCTGTGAATTTGGAAACTTTTGTTAGGTTTGCAGGATTAAGTGCTTTGATTACATCCATGTCTTTCATATCTGCAACATCCATTATAATGTTGTCTGCAATTATGTCATTAGCGGGGTGACTCATTTTTTTACTCCTTTTTTTATTACTTTTCTCATTTCTTAGTCCATGGTATCAAAAAGCGCTACCCATTGTCAACCTCTGAAAGGCCTATAGGTATAAGGATTTAGAAATTAATTTTCGTAAGGATTTTCTAAACGATAGGAATCTTCGTCTAGATTTAAGTCTTTTACCGGATAAATTGGCATACATCGAGTGATGTCTGTAGTGAACCAAAATGAAACTGTATGTCTTGAATGTCTTCTAACTTTTGATACGCCGTGTGGTATGTAGATACCTTGAAACAATAAACCTGAACCTGTTTCTGGTTCGTATGTTTCACCACCTGGAATCCATGTTCGACCACCATTAAAGTTGTCGTTTAGATATAAGATACAAGTCCATTCTCTTGAAGGTTTATCAGGACTTGATTGGTGTTTTATTTCTTGATTTGAATATGTGTCTAGATGTGGTTCTTGAACTCCGCCGATTGGCCACTCATTGAGTGCAATCATTTCTGGAAATACAACTTGGTCTGATATCTTTCTGACTTCGCCTATAAGATTGACTACTACTTCTGATATCCAATTCCGTATATGTGGAGTGTGTATATGCATGAATCTGATACCAGTGTAATCAGAACCATCACCTACGCCTGTTATGTGTCTATGACTCTTGTGAAATCGTATCAGTTCCTGACATCTCTCCATCGACATCAGATTTTGAATCATTCTTGGCTTGTAGTTGCTGGAAGTATTTTGCGAGTTCATGTCTTTTTTCATTCTCTAATCTCTTCTTTCGAATTTTTGGTCTGGCTTTTAATGCTCGTTCTATTTTCAACTGAGATGCTCTTTGTAGAAACAGTATACCATTCAAATGGTCTATTTCATGTTGAACACATCTTGCGCCAATACCTTCTAATAGTGCTGTTTGTTCTTTGCCTTCAATGTCTTGATATTTAAACTCTACTGTTTTAGACCTTTTAATCATCAAGAACATATCAGGAAATGATAAACAACCTTCTTTCATAAGTTCTGTTTCTTGTGAAACTTTTGTCAATTCAGGATTAAAGTATGCGATATTTGATGGAGTTTTATCTCCTTCATGCATAGTTCTCATAACAAAAACTCTGTAAGGTAATCCTACTTGATTTGCAGAAAGGCCTAACCCACCAAATTTATCCATCGCTTCACCCAAGTTCTTAGCAATCTCTTTGGGGTCTTCCGGTGGGTTATCAAAATCGAACTCCGGTGGTGGAGTTCGTAATACCTTTGAAGCCTCTTCTATAAGTTTATACATCATATATTATTTATCAGATTCTTCTCCATGACCTTTCATAAAATATGGGTAAGCTTTTGAACCTGTTTCCCACATATCTGAACCACCAACTTCTTCTTGTTCACCAACTCTGATACCTACAGTCTTGTTTAATATCCACCATAATAGATATGATGTAGAGAAAACAAATCCAAATATTGTGACTGTTCCATATGCTTGATGTAAGAAACTTGCATCTGCGTTTAGTATTGGGACTAACATAAGTCCTAAAACACCTGCGACACCATGAACTGATATTGCACCAACTGGATCATCACAACCTTTTCTTTCTATCCAACTCATAACAACAGGCATCATTACTCCACCCAATGAACCATATAGTAATGCGATTAAAGGTGAAGGTGTTAATGGGTCAGCAGTTATAACTACTAGACCTGCTAATGCACCATTTGTTGTGGCGTTTAAGGCAGTCTTACCTAACCACAGTTTAGATAATATCATTGCAGATAAAAGACCACCAGCAGCGGCAGTATTAGTGTTTACAAATATCTTTGCGACTGCATTTGCGTTCTCTACACCATCTATTGCAAGTTGTGAACCACCATTGAATCCAAACCATCCCATCCACAAAATGAGTGTGCCTAATGCGACTTGAGCCGCATTGGAACCGTGTATTGGTTTAGGTGTTCCGTCTTTTAAGTATTTACCCTTTCTTGGTCCAAGTATTAAAACTCCTGCAAGTGCGGCTGAAGCCCCAGCCATATGAACTATGCCTGAACCTGCAAAGTCAAAGAATCCTCTCTGACTCAACCAACCACCACCCCATGTCCAAGAACCTTGAATTGGGTATATAATTGTGGTGAAGATAGCGGCAAACAATAAGAATGTCCACAGTTTCTTTCTTTCTGCGACTGCACCTGATACAACTGACATTGCAGTTGCGACAAATACTACTTGAAAAAAGAAATCAGAATACATCGAATGTGTTTCTATATCTCCCCACCCATACATAAGGGAATAACCCCCTACTAAAAACCCTACAGATGCGACACTATAAAGTGCAACATTCTTTAAGAGTATTTCTATAACATTTTTACTTCTAACTGAACCCGCTTCTAGCATGGTAAAACCGGCTGCCATCCACATGACTAATACGCCAGACATTAAAAAGTAAAATGTGTTTAATGAATATGATAAATCCATTATTTTCTCCTTTATTATGAAATTGATATACGACTAAAGTTTTTATATTTTTCGAAACGAATTACTTCTTCGAACTTATCGTATAACTCTCCTCCCTTATGGGAAATAATAAAGGCGTTTGTTTTCTCATTCAATGAATTCAATAACTTTAAAAAGTCATCGGTTCCTTGAGCATCTAAAGAACTATCAAACACCTCGTCTAATATAAGTATGTTTGTATTTACTGAGTTCTTAATTCTTGCGACTGCTCTCCATGTGAAGAGTAATGCAAGGTCAATTCTCATCTTCTCACCTTGTGAAAAGTTATCATACTTAAATACATCTCTAAATCTGGATTTGATTGTTTCTTCAAATGCTTCATTCAATTCAAACCCAACATAAAATTCTAAATTGGCCAGATACTTGTTTATCATCTTATTCATTACTGGAACATATTGTTTAATAATTCTCTGCCTCACCCCTTGGTCTCTTAATAGGGTTGTTGCGAGGTCGTAGTAATGTTGTCTATCAGTTAGACTTTCTTTCTTAATATGTAAAGTATCTAAATCATCTTCTGCTGTGGTCAATTTATCATGAACATTAGCATCAACAGAAGTCTCATTCTTTAAATCTTTAATCTCTTGATTCAATTTGTCTATGTATTTCTGATTAGATAAAATCTCTGTTTGATGTAATCCAATGTTTCTTTGCAGTTTTTCTATTTCATCTTGAATAAGATTTATTCTTTGGATTTCATCGTGGCAGGCATCGATTGTTTGAGCAATCTCGTTGAGCGCCTTCTGGATTTCATTCGATTTAGCTTTTCTTTCCTTAATGTGTTTCTTCTTGTGTTCTTCATCTAACCCTTGTTTACATGTTGGACAATCATCGTTCTCTTGATAGAATAAGACATCTTGGTCAGCTTTAGCTCTGGCTTGTTCCAATTGTCTTTCTAAATCTAGTGTCTCAGTTAATCTATCTTCATTTGATTTCTTATTAGTTATGCCTTCTTTCTTTTTATCAATCTCTTTATCTTCTTGAACAACATCATTCATAACCTTTTGTATATTCTCTTGTGTCTCCTTTATGGTATTCTCATACTTCTTTATCTTCTTATCACGAGATTTTTGTAAGAGACCCATTTGTTCATTTAGACCATTTATTCTTTCTTCTAGCAATTCAATCTCATGGTTTGTTTCTCTTACATCTATATTATGTTGTGTGACTTTCTTCTTTAATATATCCTGCATTGTAGAAAAGATTGATATGTCTAGTAAATCTTCCACAAGTCTTCTTCTCTCTACCGACTTTAACTGCATAAACGGAGTAAAGTTAGCAGAACCTAATACTGCGACTTGGGTAAATGAACGATAGGACATCTTAAGAATGTTCTTCTCTAAATGTTCTTGATAATCTCTCATCGTTGCATCTTGATTGATTAATGAATCATTGACATATAACTCAAACTTATTTGGTTTAGCGCCTCTTATAACTTTATATAATTTTCTTCCAATCTGAAATTCTATCTCTACTATCAACTCTTTACCATTGATAGAATTAACCAACAAGTCTTTCTTTAAGTTTCTAAACCCTTTTCCATATAAACCAAAACATAATGCATCTAACAATGTAGATTTACCAGCACCATTATCACCAACAATAAGAGTTGTTTGCGACCTGTCTAAGTCTATGGAAGTAAAAGTGTTTCCTGCCGATAACAAATTCTTGTATCGGATCTTTTTAAAATTAATCATAGATAATTATGTTCGTCTAATGCTTCATTATATAACGAAGTCATTAATTCGAATAGGGGTTTTTTCTGACCTTGTATTTCTAGTCCATCAATATACTTTTCTAATATAGTAAGAGTGTCTTCTACTCCTTCTAATTCTTTATCGTCCATTAAGTCCATATGTTTATGGTCATCTACGACAACAACATGCAATGGATTAGCGGCATGTAATTTGTCGACCATAGAATCAAACCAATATGGATTGTCTTTATTGACTACTATCATCTTCACAAATTTGCCTGTGAATTTACTGTAATCTTTATTTGATATTGTTTCAAAAGTTTCTTTTGTATCATCATAGAATAACTTTTCGAACATAGTTAATGGATTATGAACAGGAGTTATTTCTCTTGTATCTGTATCAAATATGTGGAAGTATTTTTCATCTCCATAATCTGACCATGTGAATTGCATCTGACTTCCTAGATACCTGATATTCTTAAGTTCTGATTTTTGATGAAAGTGACCACTATAAACTTTGTCGAATCGTTTTAAATATGTGTGGTCTAGACCATGTTGACTTGTCATTCCAGGCATCATTAAAGCGCCCTCTATTTCGAAATGACCAAAACATGTATCTGCATTGGCATTTAATAAGAAGTCTACACTATCTGCATAGTTCTCATTATTAATCCAAGGAACAAGTGCAAGATTAACTCCATCGTATTCTCTTACTGTAGGTTCTGTTATAACACTTATATTATCGTGTTCGAACAATAATAAGTCTGGTGAGTTTACTTCATTGGTATTCTTATAATAGGTATCATGATTACCAATAATCAAGTCCATAGTAATACCCCTTTCTAGCATAGGGTCTATAAAATGTTCTCTATTTGATTTTAGACTTGCAAAGTTTACATACTTTCTTCTATCGAAGTAATCTCCGAGATGTAAAATGTGTCCAATGTTATTTTCATCGAGATATGGGAAGAATACTTCCTCATAGAATCGGCCTTGATATTTGGCCATCTCTAACATATCTCCTCGAACACCTGCATGAGTGTCGTTGAGTATCGCTATTTTCATTCAGTAAATTTATCTAAGCCTTTATCTTTCTGTACTTTTTTTCGTTTTGATTTTCTTGGTTCGTATTGAACACGGTTCATATTGTCTTGCATCCACTCAACATTAGTATTATGCATACCAGAAGTATCGCCATCTATTGTATCGAATGTATGTGCGGTGATATCTGATATTACTTGTTGCTTAATGAAAACTTGTTTCTTCTCTTTCTGTATCCTTCTTAGAAAGGCGTAATAACAAATTTGTGTAATATATGCAAATGCGTTGTTAGATTTTTCTACATTGAAGTTCTTAATATACTGAATACAATTCTCGATTGCATCACATATCATTTCATCTCTGTAAGTGTAGTTTATAAAGTTTGGTCGTGTAGATAGTCGAGTTGCAATCTTATAGATACACTCTCCTATGTAATTTGACATTTGTGGTGGGGTTCTGCCCTCTTCCTCGGCGAGTTTAACGGCGGCGTTATGTTCGGCGACTGCGGCTGTGAACTCTTTGTTATTAACATAATGTTCACTTTGTTTTTTAGTTTTTGCCATGTGGTCTATTATACTAGGGTTAATGCTATAATGTAAGGGGTTTTTCTCCCTTATTTTTATTTATTTATTTTAAAAACCCCCTTGTTATAAGAAGGATTTCGTGATATTATAGCTTTGTGCCAGCGGATAGGATAGCTATTAGCAGTCTAATGGAAATAGACTACTCCTATTATATATCCACAAAAGAAGAAAGCAGCTGCCCATACTGGCTCCTGCTTACAAAACTCCCATATATTGGCCCAATAGTCCAAAAACTCTTTCATCTAGAACCTCCAAGTTGCTAGGTACATTATTCCAAATGGTAATAATATTGGAAGAGTCAATAGTGTTAGGAACTCAAGTTCTTTGATGATTCTTGGTAGAACTTCTCTTGGGTCTTCAAATTCGCCCACCATGCTCTTCGCAATGTTTAAAATTGCCGTGGTCATGGTTTCTCCGTTATTAATAGTAATTATAATTGTATATTCACGAGAATTATACACAATCTATTTAGTAAACTTTTTGTTTTAAAATAACAACTATGTGTAAAATAATATTATGAAGAAGAGTGAACCACCTATGCCGTAGACAAGAGTGCCTACAACCCATACTGGTATTTTGTCAAACATTAGTAGATTGTTTCGTGACAGATTAAATGTCTTGGTGAAGTGCCGGTACAGACTTCAATGGTATCTCTTTTCATCTCTTTTTTCTTTTCTGGTGTCGCAACTGTTTGAGTTGAAGCACAACTAACTGCAAAGATTACTAAGAATAGTATACTTAAAAATTTCATCGATTCCTTAGATTTAAAATTAAACACAGGTGTATTACCTGAGTAATACAGCAGATATTTATAAACTAATGAATCTTATCGAAAAGCCCATATTCCAGCAGCTGTAAAGTAAACAAACATGAAAGCTATTGTTAGCCAACTAGTTGTATCGTCCCAACCTGCAAGTGGTTTAAATTTGTATTCTTTATTCATTTCCATTTAGTCACTCTTAAAAGTAACCATTCGAGAATTCGAATGAGTCGAGCTTTGATTTTCATCAGTGAAACTTCTTTTTGTCTTTGGGTGGTAATGCGTATTTGAATTCTTCGAAATCATCTTCTGTCATATCTTCTAACATTTCTTCTATGAATTCTGCATCTGGTGCTGAGAATATCGCCTTCTCATCTTGTAGTAATCTATCTATGTGTCTTCTCATTACCTCTTGCACTTTCAAATCTTCTGCGTTGGCCAATGGTATAGATTTATTCTCAATCATATCCATCCACTTAGAAGATGCATTATCGTAATAAGGAACGAATTGTTCGTTCATTAGATTTCTATGAACTATTTCAAACTTCGGTATATTGACTTTCTCTTCAGCACTTAATGGTGCATAAGGATAAAACACTGCATTAGTTCTTGGTGTACCTGGAATTAAAGACAACTGACATATCATTGGTAATGTTATCTCAATTGTGTCTCCTAAGTCTCTGGTCATTCCAACAACTTCAGCACCATTCTTAAGTTTGATAACTTCGTATCTTTCAGGTATTAAATCTGATGGTATTGCCATTTACTTAAGCTCGAATTGTTTGAGTTCATAAGGAAAATTCTCCTCGTTATAAGTATTTATGCGTTCCTTTAAGTGAACAAGGGTATAATTTTGATACCCTAAGTCGTCTGCGATATCAAATAACCTCATACTATCTTTACCTTCCACTTTACGAAGACCCCTACCAATAGACTGTAGGTTTCGTATTCTTGACTTGGAAGGACTTGCAAAAACGATATTATCAATTCGTTTTATATTAATACCTGTCGAAAAAGTTCCATATGATGCAAGTATAGTATCTTCTTTATTTCTCTCAACAATTTCTCTAACTGACTCTCTATCTTCTGTATCTGTTCCACCATAAACATAATGTAAGTTTCCACCCATGTCTGCATTAGACATCATATCAAATAACTTTACACCATGTTTTTCAACAAACTGGAACAGTACAAGTGTGTTTCCCTTTAAACTCTTAACTAAATTCAATATGAACATATTTCTTTTCTCATTAGAAACAAGATAGTCCATCTCTTCTTGATATGACATTTTCTTCATTTTGGTATGACATAGTATGACACAATCAATATTAATTTGTGCAATTGTTCCCTTTTCCATAAGTTCGGAAGATGATACAACTTTCTTAACAGGTCCAAACAAACCTTCTAACTGTAGTCTATGAACTTCTGAACCATCTAATGTTCCTGTTGTACCTATTCTAATTGCAGTAGACTTCATCTTCTCTAAGATACCTTTAAGTGTTGTTGCCTTAAATAAGTGTGCTTCGTCTCCGACAACCATGTCGAATGTTTGCATTACCTTCTTGGGTGCTTTACTAAATGATTGCCATGTAGTAATTGTTATAGGTGCATCGAACACTTCTTGACCATGATATATCTTACAGATAGGTTCTTTATAACCATACTCTACAAAATCTTTCGCCATTTGTTCTACTAATGATGTTGTTGGAACTATGATTACAGTTTTCTTATTATAGTATCTTGCCAACATATAAATGATTAATGATTTACCACTTGCAGTTGGAGATAAAAGAAGTTGTCTGCCATATTGCACAGCAGTTCTAAATGCTTCCATCTGATAATCTCTAGGTGAGAAAGGTAAATTTAGTTCTTCTATAAACTGATGCAACTCTTCTGTTGCTCTTTGTTTCTCTCCTATTACATCTTCTATACCACTAAAATCGAAACCTCTTTCTCTACAAAACTCGTCAACATAGGGTAATAGTCCTATGTAAATCTTACGAGTTTTTATTGAAAACAGTCTGACTTTGCCATCCCAATACTTATTTCTATAAGAAGGCATGAACTTAGCATTTGGAACTGTAAACGAAAAGAAGTCGTATAAGTCTCGTGCAAGACCATCGTCACATTCGACTTTCATAAAACATTCGTCTACCTTTGAGACGATAACTTGATTAGACATAGGGTTGACCATGATACCAACTAACTAGAGATACTCTTGTTCCTCGTGTCACCGGCGTGACTTGGTGATGCACAAATGAAGGAAATACGATAAGTGTTCCTCGTGCCTTTGCACTGAAAGGTGCTGTCTTGATATATGGATCCACATTGATGTTCTGAGAACCTGTTGCTTTGAGTTTATCAAATAAGCCTGCTGGTTCAATCCATTGAAAGTTGCCTCCCTCATATTCATCTGCATCTGATAATTGAATTGTTGAACTAAGTTTTCTTCTTCTACCACCAGGCGATTGGTCACCTTCACCGGCATCTGTATGCCATGTATAGAAATCTCCTGTGACTGGTTCATCTGGTCTATGTTTGTAAATTGTATATTGATGATTTTCTACATGGTCCCACTGATGCAACCAATCTGCATCTATACTTGCTTGATTTACTCCATCTGTAATTCTTTGTTGAATCTCATTGGGCATGACACTGTGCTCTATCCATTTAATTTCTGATTGTCTGATGTATCTATCATCATTACCTTCCAATGGATCAGGTGAATCTGGATCCACATCTTTATTACCAATAAGACCTGGAAGAGTTTCTATTTGATTTGCAACTGCGTGTATCTTATCAACTTCGTGTGGTGTAAAATAATTAGGAAAGACTACACAATATTGTCTTAATATCATTATTGACCCGCCATAAATTTGCGCCATTCAATGGTGTTTCTGATTGTTTGATGTCTCCATGTGATATTATCCATACATCTCTTAATGAAGTCTACAGTGACTTCAAGATATTCTATTTTAGATTTTAATTTAACTAAATCTTCATCTGAATTGAAGAAGTAATTCATATCATTCTTCATGATTTTAAGACCATCGAATGGGTCTTTTTGCCAACCAAACTTCTCTATAGTATCGTCATCTAACTTACCTGTAAACCACAACCACTTATACTTTAATAGTTCGTTGTAGTCAGTGTTTAACTTCTTAAGTAGTAATACTTTGTTGGTTAGTTCGTCTGAATATTTTGCGTGGAGTTTGGGAACTTCTAAAGATGCAGAATCAAGTTCTATATCATCAATAATGCAATCCTTTTCCCACTCAGCTTTAAGTTCTTGTAAGTTCATAATATACCATTATAACACAATATAGTAGTATTTATAAGGGGTTTTAAGACTTGGTTGCTATGTCGTAGTATGAGAATCTAAATGATACATTAACTAGTGCTGGTTCTGCATCAGCACCAGATTCTAGTTCAATTGAACCTAATGCAATAGGAAATGCATCATGGAATCTAATATATCTGTTTGCGATATTTTTATTTGTGTTGATAACTAGTGTTATATCTGAGTATTGATTTAAGTCATTTGCAGTAGATTGTAAAACATTTGTACCTGATTTTGCAGTTCCGGTAAATGTTCCATACAATTCTGGATCACTTAAAGGAACTATAGAGTCTATCCAATTGTATATCTCTACAAAGTTCTGTAAGTCTTCGTCTACTAAGAATGATACTTCTAATGTATCGAATGATGCCTTATCGCCTGGAAAGAAAGCTTCTAAACCAACACCAGCAGGTTGAACTGTTTCTCCAAACTGAACACCTGGTATGTTTACTGTTCTAACATAATATTCTACAGTAGGGACTTTATCTATTAGAAGTCTAAAGTTATTTTTATTTAGAATCGATTTGTTTATATCTGTTTTTATACCCATGCTACTATTTATGCAAAAGGGGACCGTAGTCCCCTTTCTTAGTTAATAAAAGTATTTACTTCTCATTAACGAACTCATTCAACTGTCTAGCAGTCGCAATGACTTCTTCCGTAGAAACGAATTGGTCACCTAGTGCCCTTTTATCGTTTGGGAAGTTTTCATTGTGAATACCAATAGCCTCATTATCTCTGTAGAGGTTTCCTTCTAAGAGACCTTGTGCTTGGTTTAGTAAGTCGGCTCTGATTTCGAAGCCTGATTTTGGTTGTGACATAATTTCCTCCTGTGTGTATGTGTGTTATGTCTGTATCTTAATGATACTTTATATTTAGTGCATAAAAAAAGGGGTCTCGAAAGACCCCTTTTAACTTTGAACTGTAGTTCTACTACAATAGAGTTTCTTACATAATGTTAGAAACTACCATTTTTCTGTAGTATTGGTTAGTTCCATCAGTCGCAAGACCGTTAGCAGGTGTAGCACCTACGAATGGGTTTGAAACCATTCCGTATCTTGTTTTGAAACCGATTTTAGGTTGGAAAGTATTTTCGCCAACAGCACGAACCATTTGTAATGGAACATATGGGCAATAGAACATACCAGCGTCATAAGGGTTAGTACCTCTATAACCAACTGTCATGTAGTCTGCGCCAGCATATGGATCAACATATACTTTAACTCTTCCGTTAAGAACACCGGCGAAAGTATTGCCTGTGTCATCAACATTCAAGTTAGTGGAAAGTGCAGGTGCGTAATCTAATACACCAGCCATTGAAAGAGCAGATGCAACATCACTTGAGCAAAGGATAAAGTTACCTTTTCCTCTACGAGTTTCTTTTGCAATTGTGTTTGATTCTCTTTCGATTTGGAACAATAAACCTTTGAACTTCTCAACTGACCATCTTCCGTTAGCGTCAACATCTAAGTTGAAAGTACCAGCAGTTGCTGTTGCGGCTGCACCAGTTTTTGCTTGGTTGTTTACTTCCCTTACAACTTCTCTGTTAATCTCTGCAAGTATTTCACTTGAAAGAATGTTTGCTAACTCAGATTCAGCGTCAAGACCGTGGATTGCTTTTAAGTCTTGTGCAAGTTCTAGAGTGTATTCTGCTTTTAATGCTCTGGATACAGCAGTCACAGTTGATTTTTCAATTGTGAATGACATTTCAGCAAATGCGTTATTAGCGGCATCGCCTAATGCTTCAGCTGTAGCTGTGCTCATACCAGTAGAAGTAGCGTTTTGATACGCACTACCACCAGCAAATGGATCACCTTCTGGATCAGCATCAACACCAGCGTTGTCAGTGTTAGCTGCGGCTGAATGAGCAGTTCTCGGCTCATTAACACCCATAGCTTCTGAATTTGCTAATCTTGTACCTGAAGGGTAATCTTGGTATCTTGCTTTCATAGCGAAGATAAGTCCTGTAGGACCAGTCATTGGTTGAACACCACAAATGTCGTAAGCAACGAGATTTGGCATAGCTCTTCGAACTAGTGAAATTAGGATAGGATCCCAATTACTAATTCCAGTGCCAGTAGCATTTAAAGGTGCTGCTTCCTCAAGAGTTTGGCGGTCTTCTGCAAGTGCCTTCTCTTGGTTTTCTAGGATTACAGCAGTGACGGCTCTTTTGTAGTTGTCTTCGATTTTAGGTAAATCGGAGTGCTCTAGAATAGGGCTCCACTTTTCTTGTAAATTTTCTGATAAAAACATTTCTGATTTCCTTTAAATTTAACCTAATGGTTGTAGTTTACTAATTGCAGATGAATACTGAGTCATAGTAGGATCTAGAACAGTTTCTTCACTTGAAGTAAATTCACCAGTTCCTTCTTCTACTCTCGTTTCTTCTGCGATGTCTTCTTCTTTTGGAAAGTAAGCATTCTTAAGTTCTTCAACTTTATCACTAAAGTCTTCAGCACTTGTGAAGTCTACACCTTCTGCAAGAGAAACCATCTTCTCTGTTTGTGATTCAGTTAGGTCATTACATGCCTCTCTAATCACATTGCCTCTTTTGAGTTGGTCGTTCTCAGCAACTACATCCATATTCTTCTGGACTTCACTGTCGAGTTTTTCTTCCATCTCATCAAGACGATTTGCGAGTTCATCAATAACATTGTACTTATCTTCTGGAACTTCAACATAATGTTCTACGAACAATGTTTTAAGTCCTTCGATGAAGTTATCTGTCATTTCTGACCTCAAACCTCTTTCGATTGCAAGTTCGTTTTCTTTCGTCCACTCTTCTGCACAATAGGATAGATATTTGTCAACGGCCTCTGCGAGGTCTTCTTTGACTTTATCTACTGAGGTTTCTAAATTCTTCTCGTAAGTTGTTTCTAATTCTTCTTTGATTTCAGCAACTTTTGAAGATACAGCGGCTTTGAAGATAGTTCTTGCTTTCTCAGAATTTTCTTCTGATAGTTCAAGTGCTTCTGAGATTTTCTCTAGGTCGTCTTCTATTTCCATCTCAACTAACTCAGACTCAACTTCTGTAGACTCTTTAGTAGTTTTCTTTTCATCAACTTCTTCTTCGTCTTCATCATCTTCGTCTTCGTCTTCTTCTTCGTCACCTTCGTCTTCTTCTTTAGCTACTTTTTCTTCAAGCTTCGAATAAGTTTCTGCAACTGTTTCTTCGTCTGAACCCTTTAAGAATTCTACGATATTTCTTGCAATTTCTGCTTTAGTCAAGGATTCGTCAACCTCTTGAGTTTCGTCCTCAGACTGTACCATTTCTGAATACATAGTCTGTAAGTCTTCTTTACTCATATCCTTCATAGTGTTGACCATAGCCTTGATTGTTTGCATTTTGGAAGGAGCTTCTTCAGCGATTGTATCTTCTGAATCTTTATCTTCTTCCTCTTTTACTTTTTTCAACTTAGGTTGCTTCTCGGCAGGAGCTTCCCCTTTCTGTTGAGCGTCACCACTCACTTCTTTGGTTCCTTTCTCTGCACTTTTAATAGATGCAACTGCTTTGTCAACAGGATTTTCTTCTGGTTTGACGACTTCACCTTTACCACTTTCAATTTTAGCGGCATCAGATGAACCTTGCTTAACAGGTTTTGAGTCACCTTTTTGAGCTTTAGAATCTGGCTGAAGAGCCTCTTCTATTGCCTGTTCTAGGTTTTTTTCTAAATCTGCCATTTGTTTCTCCTGTTTGAGTTTTAGCTTAACTCTTTTATTTATATATTATAGGTTCTCTACGAACTTTTTCCATAAAATTAATTTGGTTTCTTCAAGTTTATTAAGCCTTGCAGCTTTTAAATCTTTCTGCATTTGTTCGGCGTCTTGTGCTTTAAGAATACCAGATTCATAGACCCACTCTACTCCTTCCATGATGCCTTCTACGAAAGCCTCTGGAGCGGAAGGGTCTGCAACGATATCAGCGGCAGTTGCCAATTGAAAATCGTCTTTAACATATTGAGCACCACCTCGTTGTTCTAGTGAACCTAGACCACGAGAAGATACTCCTAGTTTTGCACCGTCATTAATCAGATTTCTTACAATCTGACCGTTTGGTGTTGATAAAATCTTTGCTCTCCCCATGAAGTTATTACCATCTTCTTCTAGTTTGGTAATCATGTGAGATACTTTGTCTAAATTGATTGTTGGACCGTCTGGATGTCCCAACTCACCGAATGCTCTGTCTTTTTTTACGAACTCTTTTACATATCGGTTTACTTCTTTTGCCATTACGGCTTTAGGGTATACACGACCATTTCTGTTTTTTATTTCTGCCTGCATGAATACTCCTTCTATGAAGTATTCTTTTTCACCCTTTTCGTTCTCTTCGACTATTACAGGTGCGACTTGATAGTCTGTAAATTCTGATATTAATTTCATGTATTTGACTCCCTAATTACTGTTAGTATATCATGTTTTGAGATGTCTTCTTCACCCATCTGTCTAATTACATTCTTAATATTCTTCATCTCTTTCTCAGCAGCCTTCATATTTATATATGGGTCTCCCATTGAAACACCATCTATATAGACATGAACTTTGCCTCGTTTATCCTCTCCGAACCTTATGTCGAGAGTTTTGCCGGCGACCTTTTGAGTCTCCTTCTTAACTTCTTTCTGGTCACGAGGAAATTTAAACTTTGCCTCATTCAGAATCGTTATTATCTGTTCCCAAGTCTTCGCCATTGTTCCAATCTACTGACATTTCAACTCTTTTCATGTCGACAGCGTCAGCAGCCTTTTGTTTGATGCCTTGATTTATAGTTTCTCGTGCATCGTTTAATTTACCAGATTCAATCTGGTCTACTATCTGTTTACTAATTTCTGACATTAGAATTCATCTCCTTCTTCTTCACTATGTCCCTCACTATCCATTTCGCCTTGTATTCTAGCGATATCGTCTTCTGAGAAACGAAGTATATGTTTTCTGATATATTCATCAGAAAAATACTTACCAACAAATGATTCTGCCTGTGAAAGAGTATCTAATCTTTCTCTGATAATTTCTCCCTCTTTCAATTCTTGGAAGTGATTATCTGTCGCAAAATCATAATATATAAAATCTTTAAATGCATCGAACTCTTCTCCTGACACAATGTTTTTCAATATCATTTGTGTTCTGAGTAAATCTGTAAAGAGTCTTGCAAACTTAGTCTGTAATCTCTTTGTGAACTTATTAAACTTAAGTTCATCTCTAGATATCTCAGATGCCCTACCCATATTGAAACCATTATCAGCTTCAAGTCTTGAGATAGGTACATTTAGAGAACGATACAACTTCTTCTTGAAGTATTCTATATCTTCTATCTCTGAAAGATTCATGCCACCTGGAAGAGTTTCAATCTGAGTTCCTCGACCTCCCTCTCTTCTAGGTAACCAGAAATCTTCCAACATTGACATGTGGCGTCTATCATCTTTGATTTCGCCTGTATCTGCATTATAAACAAGTTTATTTCTATACTTGTTCATAGTATCTGCAAGATACTGTTCTGCCTTTGCCTTTGGAAGGTTTCCTACATCAATGTAGAAAATTCTTCTTTCTGGTGCCCTTGAAATCCTATAGATAACAAGTGCATCTTCCATCATTGATAACTGATTCGCAGTCTTCAATGCTTTGTGTAAGTAACCTATGACTACATTCTTAGTGTAATCTAACATACCAGAAGTTGTATAACTTACTGCCTCTGGTGCGATTCTTACTGTAGAGCCTTCACTGGCACTACCTTTATCGAAACCTTTATCGCTGAAGATATAAAACTCTTCAACTTTCTTTATTATATCAATCTTGGTTTTAGCGTCTTTCTCTTTCTCGACATTTCTAACCTTCTTGATTTTCAAGGGGTCGACATTTCTTATATCAACCATACCTTGCTGTGGTCTTTTACTGTCAACGACTTTATGGAAATAAATCCTGCCGTCAACATACCACTTTCGGAATAGTTCATGAGAATTTTGATGAAATTTCATTAAGGAGAGAATCCCCTTAAATTCGTCATGCATCTTGGTTTTGATGCTGTCTGACAATTCTACATCTCTTAAGTCTAATGAGACTATTCTATCTTGGGTATCTGAAACTATACATTCATTTACTATATCTTCGATAGCAATATCACATTCTGGAACCAGAGATGTTTCACGGTATCTTGTAATGAGTGCGACCTCATTCTTGATACCGCCTTCCATATCAATATAGGAACCATATGCTCCACCTGATATGAAACCACCTGGTGCTTGTTGGATAATGGGAGTTCCATCATCCTCAACAGGTGCAACAAAAGAAGCCGCTGACTTCTTTGCTACATCTTTTACTCTTAACTCGTCTTTCTTACGAGTGATTTCAAACCCAAAAATTTCCATAATAATATTTATAACTCCCTAAAGGGGGAGTTATTCACTAAATTAAAGGACTCTTTCCCAATGAGAATACTGGAATTCAACATCAAAGGTCTCCAATGCATCGACTGTCTCATATGATAAGTCAATAGCACCTATAGAGGTTGGAAACATGTTAAAGAATTCGTATCTCGCAAGAACTGAGTCGTCTTTATTTAATTGTTCAACAAATGCTCTGTCTACTAAGTAGTCTAATGAAGTCATACCTTCACCACTGTCTAATTCTTGGATATCTGTTTGCCAAGACTCTAAGGCAGTTCTTGATGAAAATTCTACATCATTAATAATCGTCACGGTCCAAGGTTCAAATGTTCTATCTCCTGCGAGTTTTAGAATATGTCCTCTGAACTGTTGTTCAACTACACCTACAGTAGCAGCAGGAATTTGTGCAGACTGACATAAGAATTCAATCTTATTGCCTGTTCTAGGTATAAAAACTCTAAAACGGTTTGCTCTAGGGCCTCCGCCGAGTAATTGTGCTTTAAATTGGTCTATACTTGCCATTTACTTATACTCCTTAAACTGCGCCGTAAATTTCTTCGAACTGAACACCACTCTTAGCGGCGACAAAGTTCAATGTTATGTAGTTAATTGATTTAGTTGGTTTCAAGAATATTGAACAAACGAATTCGTTTCTATCTTGAACAGCATCTGTATTGTTTGTTTCGTCACAAACAACTGAGAAGTCTATTAGACCTCTTCTGTTCTTAACATCTCTTAAGAAAGGTTCTACAGCAGCCCTAAATTGTGCCCTTGTAAATGAATCGTTGAATTCGAACAATTGAGCCTTAGCGGCAGTTGAAATAGCCTTTTCTAAAGTGATGAATAATCTTCTTACATTGATTCTATCAAATGCAGAAGGTGAACTTAATGCAGTCTTGTCTCCAAATAGTACAGTTCCTTGTCCAGGAAATGTGACTATTGGGTTAATTCTTGCACGATACAAGTCATCTCTTGATGCCTGTTTCGGATTAAACGCAAGTTTAGTAATACCCATGTATTGTCCTCTTGCGAATCCAGCAGGTGAATACCATGGGTCTTGCAGTAAGTCTGCTCTTGCCATGATGCCTGCGGTGTGTCCGTTACCTGGAATCCAACAGTATTTGTCGTTGTATCTTTCGTATTGGTATACCCAACCACTATCTAGAACACAATATGAACTAGAAGTCACTGATGCGAAATCTGCTTTAACATTAGTTGCCTGAGTTGATTCGGAAGATACATTTACTACGGATGCTCTTCTTGGCGAAGCAACTACCATGCAATCTTTTCTTGCTTCTGCAATTAAGATAGCACTGTTTACTATACTGTTATGGTCTGCAACTGTATCTTGTGCGGACTCTGAACCACCCCCAGCATCAGTAGATGTTGAACCTACGATGAGGAAAGAGATGTCGATTAACTCGCCATCTGCAAAGTGTTTATCCCATGCATCTGTTTTTTGACCAACAGTTGGGTTTGCCCTACCATCTGCACCACCACTTAATGATGATAACTCAGGTAAAGCGGGTCTGCCAAACGCAGTTCCTACTGCGGTTGCCATTGTTCTATGTTCAGCAGCACTTGCCAACATTGCTGTTGAGTGTCCTGACCAATAGACATATTTTGAATCTCTTTCGATTACATCTCTATAATAATTAGAGTTACCAACACTGTCATTAGCGTCTGTAGCCAACGAGCAGAAACCATGAGCTTCTAATACTGTGCCCTTTGTACCTGTTATTGCACCGTCTTCGTCTATTACGACAACATGAACTTCGTCATTTACAGCGCCAATCAATGTTGCGTGAGCAGATGTTCCTGGTGCCTTGTCGAATAATGCGTAGTGTTCCCAATATCTGTCTACAGCTGAATTATCAGCGACAGCAGCTACTAGGCCTGTGCCAGCAGGTTGGTTTAAAGCTTCGATAGTTAAGTTATGAGAGGAAATTGCCGTAATCTTATATAGATTAGTGTGAGCTGCGAACTTAATGATATCTCCAACAACAAACAAAGCGCCATTATCAACTGTGACAGTTGTTGCCCCAATTGCGTAATTTGAACTATTGTTTATTAAAGATGCGTTATCATTATAGTAAGCGTCACTAGATGCACAAACTGAAACTTTAAGAGAGTTTCCTAAAGTGCCTGCGAATCTAGATGTCCATTTTCCTACTGTACCTGCACTACCACCACTTTTGAAAGTATTTGTGTAATCATCAGAGTGTTTTAATAATGTTGCGCCGTTCCCACTAGCGTTAGCTGAGAATAATCCAGTGTTAGATATTCTTACAACACTTAATGAAGAACCATATCTCAAGAAAGATTCTGCTGAATAGAAGTCTTCGGCTCCAGCGTCTGTATTAGCCGGTTGGAAAAATTCATCAACTAACTGTTGTCCGTCTGAAACTGTTTTTACTTCATCAACAGGACCCCATTGGAATAAGCCAGCGAAAGCCCCTCTTGTTGAGGATACTGCTGGGACAACATTCGATAAGTCAATCTCTTTGACTTGAACGCCTGGTGAAACTTGAAATGCCATACTTTTCTCCTGTTAATGTATTTTTACATTGTAAAAGTTGTTTACACTTTTATTTATATATTTTATTTATCTAAGAACTACTTTAAACCTTCTGTAGACCATAATTGTCCGTCTGCGTCCACAAATGTTTCATCGTTGTTCTGTTCCCCAAATACTCCTGCTGGTAACAAATCATCTTCTATCATTTTCTGTTGTTCAGAATATAATAAGTCCTTTACAGCAGTATCCGTTAAGTGTGTGAAAAATTCGGTGGTGACAAACCATGCGAAAAGAACACAATTCATGACCATATCGTCATGATATCCTCTGTCTGCCTCGAATGACGACCCCTTATGAACAAATGTCATTAGTTCTGTTATTGTGGGTCTATCTACTACAACGAGTCTATTTTCTTCGAGAAGTTCTTTTAGAGTAGAACAACCTACTCTTTTAATCTTTCTCGACATCGTAATACCAATATCTTCTGCTTTTGTTAAACCTTGAGTGAAGACATTAGGGTATTCGATATCATAGTGTAATTGAGTAGCAACTAACGAACCTTCTGCGTTATTTTCTATAATAACTAAAGATTCATTATATCTACTACAATACTTATTTATTAAATCCGGAAAGAGTAAAGGGCTAACCATATTGTCTCTAAATGTGCAAACTTGTTTAAAAGGTCTCATAGTGATATCAAATACACTAAATGTAGAGAAATCCATACCTCTCCCTTGCGAAACATCTACAGTTGTAATATAATTATGTCCTTCTTTTGGTTTCTCATAAACAGTTAAACCACCTCTTTTCCATTCTCCATCTAATGCCCTCATACCTAATAAGGTGTCTGCATTGATAAGTGTATTACCAGTACCTAAGAAACTATTACCATACTCTTGTTCGAATTGTGCTTCTGAGGTATTTGCGATTGTTTGTTCTTTCCATTCTTCATCTCGACCTGGTACATCATACCAGTTTATTACAAAATTTGCATATTCTGAATTGCCATGAACCGCACTTTCATATATCTTATGGAACATATTACCTACACCATTTGCAGTAGATGTAATAATAACTTTAGAATCTTTACCAGATGTTACCACAGGATATGTCGCAGTATAGAATACTTCTGCATCTTCTACGAAAGCGAACTCATCTAGATACAACATATTGATTGACATACCACGAATTGAACTTGAACTTGTTGCGGCCGCCACTAATTTACTATCATTACCAAACTCTATATTACCTTTATTCAGTATCTTTACGCCTGGTTGTAAGAAGAATGGCACGGTTTCCAACATGGTAACAATTCTGGCTACCATCTCCCTCGCAATCGCCCCTTTATTCGCTAAAATAGCCACAGTGACTTCTGGTGTAAATAGAAGATACCATAGTAGATATGCACATGATGTTATTGATTTGCCTGACTGTCTAGCAGCTAATACAACACTAAATCTATTATCATCAAAGTGATGTACCAACTCCTCTTGATAACCACGAAGGTTAAAAGGCACAAGACCTTCATCTAGTGATATAATTTGTGTATAAGTTTCGATAAAATGGCAAGGGTCGTTGGTGCATTTTTGATATTCTGCTATCTCTTCTTCGGTGTATTTGCTCTCTACACCTGCTCGTTTTATAAGGTTGTTTCCAAGATAACCTTCGTTTTTAGCTTTAACCATTATTTCTTTTTCTTTTCTTTCTTCAAGAACTTCTGCAACTCAGATGTTGAACCAACATATAAATGATTATGTTGTGTCCCAACTTTGGTGTCTTCGCCTTCTAACTTCTTCAATTTTTGTTGAAGGTCTATTAACTTCTCTGCTGTTTCTCCAACAGTTTTAATTAATTGGCCTGCGACTTCGTATGCACGAGGATGTTCCGTTTCTTTTGAAAGTTGTAATATACCATCTATGGCATCTTGACCTCGTTCTACTAGGTCATAAAGGTTTTCTCTGGCGTATCGATAGTCTGTTTCCATATTCTCATGTCGAGAAGGAAGTTTAACTACTTGTGTTTCTTTTTTAATATCAGATGAGATATTTAGAATATCATCCAATTTCTGGTCTATTTCGTTCATAATTAAGTATTGTCTTCATCAGCAAAAGTATATCTTGCTCCATCATCATAATATGTCACATTTTCTGCAACAACAAATGTATCTGCTGGGTCTACTGAACCAACAAATTTAAGTAGTGTGTTTGCATCAACTGTTATAGCAGCTGATAATACCATTGATAATTTGTTAGCGTGAATAGATGCAATGGTTGGATTAGTTGATAAGTTTGTTCCAAACACCTCGTCTGCAACACTTATCTTACTGTTTATTGCAGTTGCAAAGGTTACCGTAGTTGAATTGGATACTGCATTACATCTTTCTCCAAATGCAGGTTCATAGTGTTTAACTTCTTTAATTAGACCAGCGGCAGTTATCTCAGATGTTGAAAATGCAGTTTGTCCATCTCCAAGATAAGTTCTTTCAATAACATTCTTAATAATATTACCAGTGTATACAGGTCCAAAGAAGTATGTTTTCATTGTAAAGTCTAAAGTGTATTCTATAATTCTTCTATCTTCGAATGAACCTTCATAATCATCTTGAAAAGATACACTATTTAAAATGACAGGTACATCTCTATTATCAGGCATTGAATCTACCATTTTCATTGTGACTGTATATTCTGGTTGAAAGTATGGAAGAATCTGTTCTACTATCTGTAATGCATCATTCATATTCTTTGTTAGAATAGATAATGTAAAGTTTAAATTGTATGGTGCTGGGTTGTATTGAAAACCTCTCTTACCATCTGCCTCATAAGTAGACTTTGCGGCTCTTATAAGTTTATTCTGTTGTCTTTCTCTATCATATTCAAAACCTGTAAGTTCAAATGCCATACGAGGTAATGATATTGCACTTCTATTTTTATCTGATAAATTAGGTTCTTCTGCGATTCTATCTAAAAACTTTTGTTTAGGTCCATATGATAACGGAACAATAGGAGAAGTCAAAACAGTTCCATCTGCTTTGACCTTCTTATATTGTATATTATTAAACAAGGTACCAAATACTGATACGCACCGTTTAATAGTTTCATTATAGAAATATGTTCCGAACATTATGCATTGTCCTCTACATATTGTTTTATATCTCCAACAGTAAATATGTTTTCTGCATCTTCATCAGGTACAGATATACCATATTCTTCTTCTACTGCCATTACCAATTCTACAACATGAAGAGAGTCAGCTCCCAAGTCTTCGACTAGTTTACATTCATCTCTTACTGCATCTTGGTCTATATTAAGAGTATTTGCTATTATTTTTTCTATCATTATGGTTCTCCAAACGGATTAACTTCACTTAAATCTAGATACGATGTATCTTTCTGTTCAAATTCTAAGTTCTGAGCAGCCGCATCATTAGAGAATGTCATTCTATCATCTATTGATGTTATTGTAAATTGTGCGCCTGAAACAGCACCAACTAATACATCGTTCACTTCTAGGGTTGTTGTTATGTCTTTAGCGAGTAGTTTACTAGTAGGTTGATGCCATGATACTGCTTCTGCAACAACTGTGCTACCTATCTTTATATCCTCATTAGCAACATAATCTTTATTATTTCCACTACCCATTGTCATACTTAATGAGTATGCTTGTTCGTCTTCTATCAAGTCTATATCTGCAATACCTGTATCGAAATCTTCTTGACCGTATTCGTAGAGTTCACATCTAAGTTTAAATACAAATAGTTTACCAACTTGATAGAATGGGTCTTCATGTTCTACAAATTTGATTTCAAACATTGAACCACTTAAAGGGAAATAAACTAAATCTCCTTCATTGGGTCTGAATGATGTTGCAAGGTTTGAGTCTAGGGAAATGAATCTTTCCCAACTTCTTAGTGATATGACAAATGTTGCTTGGTCTCTAACTTGAACACCAAACTTGGACATAAGGTCTCCTTCTCCTTCGAAACCTTCTGCATTTTCTATATACATTTCAACCGAATACGCATCACCAAACTTAGACTGAACATCTTCGTTCAGTATAGTATCTTCTTCTATTATCTGCCTTGGCAAATAATAAGTTTCGTGACCATAAATCCTTAAAGACTCAACTACTAAATCTTCGTATAGTTGTTGTTCCGTTGAGACTGCATGGTTGAAAAAAACATTAGTAGGCATATCTCATTATCCAATCATATCCATAGGTAACATGTCATGATTTAATCTTGACTCTTCTTCAAGTCGTTGTATTTCTTCTTGTGCTTCTTGTTTCATCTGAGTTCCATCAAGAGTCACTCCTCCAGGCAATGCAATACCTTGGAACTTAGATAAGTTTTCTCCCCATTGGTATTTGCATAATGCGGTTGCATATTTTTTTAACCACATATCATTATAGATATCAGTAAAATCTGTAGGGTCTAGTTTTCTATAACATTCTATGATTAAGTGTTCGTCTTCGTATATACTATCTACATCCATATCTAAATACAATCTATTCATATGTTGATTAAATCTTAGTGGTGTTCTACCAACTAATACATGTTGCATTAAAGATAATTGTTGTTGAACTTGTTCGTAGTATAGAATGTTGGTTGATGTTAAACTATATAAATCGTTTAATCTTATTTGGTATCTCATATCAAACATGTTAAGATTACTCTTATCATTGAATGGGAATATGTTCTGCACTGCGAGAACGAAATCTGGTAATACGATATAGTTCTTTTGTTGTTTAACAACTTCATTAGCATAGTCATGATTTCCAGCGGCATTCTCTGTGAATGACTCGTCTGTTTTCATAGTGGTAGTTTTATTAGCAGTTATCTTATGTTTTAGATAAGTCTTTATACTACCATCGTAATGATAATTATGAAAATACTGTAGCGCCTCATCTATTCTATCATCGAATTGGTCGTCATCGATGTTTATTTCTAGAACAGGTGCACCCAGCCGTCTCTTGATGTATTCTTTTAAAGTTGCTTTACTGTTCGGTGATGCCATAATAGTAGTTCCTGTTTATACTACTATTTATAGTAATTTTAATCTTGGAAATAAGTTTTTGTCTGGAGTCTGTCTATCTTCTCATCTATTCGTTCTATAGAATCGATAATTCTTTGAAAAGTTTGTTCCATCTGTTCTCTGGTAACATAGTCTCTTGCGACTTCTTCTCTTGTTTTATTAATTAATATATCTATTCTTTTTTGTTCAGCGAAAATGCTTCTAATTAACCATCCACCAGGTATTACTATAACAGTAAGAACCAGGTTCCATAGCATATGCGGATCCATTGATATTGTAGCGATTTCCATACATATATTTAGTAAATGTAGTTGCCGTCTTCATCTATATGCCATATGTTATCTAGATTTTTTATATCATCTCTATGAAAGCTATCTTCGTTTTTTCCTAGTGTATAATTTCTCATTCTGACTTGCATATTAAAGGATATACTGTATCTTTCTTTATCAGTTAAGTTTGGTGCGACCATATGCATAGCAGCACTAGGAAACATTAACAAGTCTCCTGTTCTAGGTGTTATTCTGACATTATCATGCAGTCTTGGAGCGGCGGGCATATCAGATACAACCTTAGGGTCTTTATCAACAAACACTATGTCTCCTTCATCTCCATCGGCCCTTATATACATAGCACCAGAATAGAAACAACCGTTGTGTAAATGTGGAGAATTCCATGCACCGAAACCATTAATGTTTCCCCATGAGTTATGAAATTCTATATCAAAAGAATCTTTCTTAACACCCATGAATGGCATAATTTCATCTCTCATCACCCTCTTTATTTGTCTTACTGCACCAATGAATATAGGATTAGTTTCTAAACCATCATTTGATTGCCAACTAGTATTTTCTTGATTAGATAAAAATCTTCCTTCATCTCTTTTTCTTATTGCGTCCATCTCATCTCTCAACAGACCAAAATACTCTTCGGTCATAGTTGAACACCTATCTTTCTCTTCATGTAAAAAAGATTTATGAAATAGATAAGTTGGAAACATTAGTCTAACTGCCATTACTTCTCCTCATCTGTTATGTGTGCAGGACATTCTGGTGGCGGTTTATCTTCTTTAAAGTATTGTCCTTTCTCTTTCCAATAACCTTCTAATCTATATGGACCCAATTTCTTCGAATCACTATTTTTATATTCATCGTACATTTTTCTTCCTTGTTCGTCCATTCCAGGCATGTCTGCATGTCTTGTATATTCACTTCTGTTTTCATGCCACACCTTAGCGTCTTTTAATTGATATGTTGCAGTCCATTTTTCCCTCTTGAAAGGAATCACTTGAACGAGAGGCGTGCCTTTCGGTATAGTAAATGAATGTTCTACTTTAGGATAGAATATGATTTGCGAATTATCCAAATTTGTGTTAAACTTATCTGTATCTATAACACCTTGCCAAACTGCAAAATAATCATTTTGAAATAGAAAAGGGTCTAAGTAGAAACAAGAATAATCTGTTGGTGTAATAATGTTCCATGCATTTCTCATTTTAAACGCATCTTTAACATGACCTTTACCATTCTTTATATAATCAAATGCATTATCAAACTGTTCAGATGGATGTGTCGGAGAACCATAGCCTGAATCTGTTGGGTCTTTTGTTGTAAAATTCTCATTCGACAAACCATCTCTATCTTGTCCAACTAAAACTTCCATATCTCTATTTGCGAGAATATACCAACCAGACTTTAACCAATCGTCCATAGCTGGACATGCACGAATAGTTTGAGTTCTTCTACCTCTTACTGCTTGGAAGATTTTCATTTTCTTCCACCAGTCTGGCATAATAGATTTAGCCAGAATAGGTTTAAAATCCCTTATCGTGTTGTCATTAAATGTAGTGAAGTCTATCGTTGGCATTATAAAACTCTTCTTTTTCTACTAGTTCTATTTCATCTCCTCTTAGAACTACTGAGCGTCTATCCATGTATCTCGCTCTTTCTGTTGGTGCATCTGCACCGTGTGGTATTCTTCCGTCAAACATTAACAATCGATTCGGAACAAACTCAATGTTTCCGATTTCATGATTCTTAATGTGTTCGTTTCTACCATCTAAACCTTGTTGTGGTTCATCATATATTCTTAAATTACCACCCCATTTCTTTTCCCAAAATGTATTATAATAATATAAGAATGAGAGATTCCAATCATCATCTTCAGCACAATCACTATGAGTTGTTCCATGCTGACCATATGTTTGAGAATTTAGTCCCATATATTGAAATCTTTTCCATTTGAATCCAAAATCAGTACATATTCTTCTATTCAACCATCGAGCAGGAATAGATTGTAATGCATCAACACAAACTGAATCTCTTTCAACTACACCATTCTCTACTCGAAAAAATGATGCACCCCAAAATGAATGATGTGGTAATCCTGTTCTACTGTGACCTTGTACTGAATTTGTTTTAGACCATATTGCATTATTGGTAAACTTATTATTAATCCAATAGTGTAGACTCGTTTCTAGATAGTTGTCTATTACATAAATTTTATTTCTTATGGGAAAGTCAACCAATCGAAACGGCTTATCTAGATAGATAATCTCAAGGTCTTCAAACATGTTTTTAACCTATTAAAGCTTTCTGTGGTGAAGGAATCTGGTTTGAGTAATCTTCGAACTCTCTTAGAGTGTCTTCTCTAGTGTTTCTAATTTCTTCAACCACATTCAAGTAAACATTCCATACTGCATCATAATATTCTAATACTCTTCTAGCATCTGACCTTAAGGGGTGGTTTGAACCTTCTCTGCCGGCGGCAACTACATCCATGATGTTTTGAAATCCATAAGAATCGGATTGATCCATGATATAACCTTCACACATGTTTTGCAGTTGTCCACTAAATTGATTTTGTAGACTTACTCCTTCTGGTGGAGCTGAATTAGATATGTATGTTTCAATCGCATCAATTTCAGAATCAACTAAGTTAATCTTCTCTTGGTCATCAAACTGTTTAGTTTCGTCCCATTTTAAAATTTTAACTTCAATATCATCATAAACCAATACATCAAATTCAAAACCTAATTCTGGTTTATCTGTGTTCTCGAACCTGTATTCGAGTCCGTTTGGTTTTCTAACAGTAAGATTTCCATTTTCACAATAAATTAAAGCATTCATAATTTCTCCATTATTAACTGAATTTGTTCAATATATTTCTATAAGTATTTAGTTCTTCTATTTGGGTCGTATCCATACCCTCAATCCATGGTCCGCCTCGTGTATAATGTATTGCACTAGGTCTCCAATTAGTTTCTCTTGTATCATGTCCTTCTGTAAACACATAATGTTCTGGTATCTGAGATATCTTATCAGTCCATTCAAATTGATGTAAGTATTTACCACTTGCAGTATTAATTACTTCTGGTGTAAGTTTTTTGCAGTCTTCGTGTGCGTTATTAAATATCATTAGCGAAGACCATAGTTTCTTTGGATACGAAACATTCTTTTCACCATCGAACTTAGTATCTGGATATTTGTCAAAGTCATATTGTATACATGCGACTGCATCATCTGGGTCCAGAAAGTAGAACATTGGCCATAAACTCTTAGTGAATAATATATCATCGTCTAAGAATATACTAAATCCTTCGTAATTTTCTAAGTATGGAATTAAGAATCTACTGTAAGTAAATTCTGTAGATTGATTTGCATAGTCTCTAGTGTATTCAGGAATCTTAGATATATCAAGAAAGTTAATTTCTGGTTTCCATTTATTCATCCAATTGTGAACCTCTCCACCACCAGCGCCAAATTTCGTTGAATATTCAATACACTTCTTATTTAATTCTGCGAGATTTTTATGTCTAGAATCGTAACCAATGTATACATTTGAGTGTTTACCTTTAGCTAACTTATTGATTTTCTTATTAAAATCATAAACTTCTGTTCTAAAAGTCATCTGTAATAAGTCGGTTAGTATCTCTATATAACCATGAGTAAATGCAAATGATATATTCTTATGATACTTATCTGGTCTTGCAAGTATCTTTTCTTTAGCCCAATCTATAATTTCTTCTATTTCTATTTCCGGAACAGGTATGATATCGTATTCGTCCCATATCCACATTTCCATATCCCAATCATCTAGACATTCAAATACAGGAGAACGAACAGAACCTGGGTGAATGTTTAAACTAAACATATCTCCTTGTTTTTTAACTATACCTTGAATTGGATTCCATAAACCCTCTTTTCTTATACTGTTTACTAACCAATGTGCTTTAGCGGCATGATAATATACAGAACATATGTTCTCTTCAAAGTCTGGATTATGTGATTCATCAATATGCGTTCCTATCTTTTCATATTCATCATTTGAATTTTTGAACTCCATACCCGAGTGACCAGGTTTTGGATTCTCTGGTTTATATGTATAACCATGTGGTAAGAAATACTGATATCCAAAAGCTTGAGACTGCAATGCGTTCCAACCAGAAAACTTACCGTCTCTAATTAACTTAACTACATCTCCCCATGTGACTCTTTTAAGTTTTAGATTATATTCTTTGATTATATATTTTAAAGATTTGTATGCCTCTTTGTCTTCGTAAGGTTCATCTATGTTGAACCCGCCCATGTGCATATGGAAAGACCTGTCTTTCCAATCTTCTTTTTCTAGAATGGCTATAGTGTCACTTAAAGTTTTAGAACTGATACTCATAATATAGAATCCGGTTTATACGGATATTTATGTCTACGAAGTAATAGGTGATCCAGGCCAAGTACCAGTGCCATCCCAACGGATAACTGGTGTTCGCCCTTGTCTTGCATATGTAGACGGCGACCTATGGTCGTAAGTTGAAGGTTGTTGTCCTTGTCTTGCATATGTAGTAGGACTTCTGTGGTCGTAAGTTGAAGGTTGTTGTCCTTGTCTTGCATATGTAGACGGCGACCTGTGGTCATATGTGAATGGCGACTGTTTACTTGTCGGATGTTGATATGTCGAAGGACTTCTATGGTCGTATGTCAATGGCGACCTATGGTCATAAGAAGATGGCGACCTGTGGTCATATGTAAACGGTGACCTGTGATTATATGTAGTAGGCGACCTATGGTCATAAGAAGATGGCGACCTATGGTCGTATGTAAATGGACTTTGTTTATTTCTAATATTGGGTTCTTGAGCATTACTAGGTTGCTGAATATCTCTAATATTAGGTTGTTGAGCAGACCTAATATTTGGTTCTTGTGCATTACTAGGTGATTGATTATTTCTTATATTAGGTTGTTGAGCAGACTTAATCGTAGGTTGCTGAGCATTACTAGGTTGTTGAGCAGACCTAATGTTCGGTTCTTGAATGTTTCTAATGTTAGGTTCTTGACCAGCCTTAATCGTAGGTTGTTGATTATTTCTAATGTTTGGTTCTTGTGCGTTCCTAATGTTTGGTTGTCTAGCATTAGCAATATAAGGCGACTGGAATGTAAACGGTTGCCTATACGGTTGTCGAGCATTAGCAATATAAGGACTTTGATAAGTAAACGGTTGTCTATATGGT